AAGCCGGAAGATTACGGGGAGTGGGACAAGTATCCATTTCATTACTTACAATTATGGGACTGCTTCAGCAAAGTGTTCTCAGTTGTTACTCTCAACTACGTATACAATGCTAAGGTAGACATTCTACTTAAAAACAAAGAGGTGATCTCCGGACATTACATGTACACCATCCAATGGGGTGGCAACGAAAATACCGGAACAGATCTTACACTCGCCGAAGATCCATCAGAGCACAAGTCACATCATGTGATCGCGCTAGACAACGGCATGTTTGCGATCCAGCCAAACAATCGTATAATTAAATGGTATGATCCAAGCTTTACAACCAAGCAATATGATGGTGAGCCATGGAAAATCAACGAACTGGAGTTCTGTTGCGAACATCATGATCGCTGGGTTACCGAAGATTCGGAAAGCTATTTCTATGACGCGGATGAACCAACGTACACACTAGATGAAGTTAAAAAAGAACTGGACATCATGGATGCCATCACGATGGGACCATATGAAGTCCGTCACATGGAAACCAATCAAGTGATCCGATCATTCGAGAAACAGCTTGATGCAGAAACGTTTATCTGGGCAGCATTCAAGAGCGTAGAAGAACGCATGAAGTACTACGTATCAATGCCAAAAGGCGGATACGAAAAAATAGATTTATCCCAGATGGAGCAGGACAAAAACTTAGCCAAAGAACGGCACGAGGAGATGATAAGAAACATGAAACGCAAAGCAAAACTAGCTGCACCTAAACCAAAGAAAAATGCTAAAAAGAAAACAACCTTCCTTTACGGAGGCCCAGCCAAATGAAAACCACCGACACAAAAATTATTGCCGATGTTTTTCAACGTATAGCCGACACCGTCGTGCCAACCATGGGTGCCAAGGGTCGCATGGCCATCATTGAAGATGAGTTTAGCCGGCCTATTCTTACAGATGACGGGGTCACCGTTGCAAAGCAAGCCTTAAGTCTTACTGGGTTCGAGCGGATGGTAGCTTTATCGATGGTAGAAGCAGCGAACAACACAGAGAAAACAGCTTACGATGGTACAACCTTAACTGTTTTATTAACCAACGAACTCTACAAGCAAGGGTTGCGATGGATTAAAGCTGGCTTACATCCACAAGTTGCGGCAGACAAGTTACTTGAGCTCGTTGCCAAAGCAAAAGACGAACTTAAAAAGTACAGACTTAAACTTACCAACGATCAAGTAGCAAACTTAACCAACATCGTCACAAAGATCCCAGCCATCGGAGCACTGGTAGCAGATGCACACAGGCTATCGAAGGGATCAATGAACGTAGTAACTGAACACGAACGGATCAAAGAAGAATCGTATGTGGAATTCACATCGGGAATGACGATCGATTCTGGTTACATGTCAGAGTCACTCAAAACATTATGCAATGAAGGTGACAAATCTAAATTTGCAAACGCCAAGATCGCCATCTTAAAAGAAGGAATCTTCACGCAGCTTGACATTCAGAAGTTTTTCAACTCCATCCCGGAATCAGATCTCAAAGTGCCATTTGTATTTGTGATCTCAAACAAATTCAATCCGGAATCCTTGAAGCTTTTACTAGACACACTAGCTGAAAACCAATTCGTCTTCCAAATTGTATTTATCAACGACGCATCTCAAGAAGAACTCTTCTTAGACATCGCGGCATACACTGGCGGAACAGCACAGGATGCCATGACTGGAAGCGACTACACGTATAACGCTCTAGGAACCGCACAAACGATTATCATTGAGCAATTCAAGACCGTGTTAACTTCTACATCGTCCAGCAAAAAAGAGCTTAAGAAACGAGTTGATTCTTACAAGAAAGAATTAGAACAAAACGCATTCAACACTGGCATGAACAGAGCCAACATTATCACGCGAAGGCTAGCCAACCTTGAGTCAGGTATCACGAAGATTAAAATCTACGCACCGACGGTAACCGAATACATGACTATCAAACTCAAGATTGATGACGCAGTTGGTGCCGTTAAAATGGCGACTAAAAAAGGTATCGCAATAGGTGCAGGTAAAACACTTTATAATATCGGCTTCGATGTTCCTGAACTTAAGGAGCCATTAAGCAGACCCATGAAACAGATATTAGAAAATGCTGGGTTACCCGTTGACAAAAGAATATTACAACAAGATTCTAAAGGGATAAATGTTGTAACAAAACAAGTTGTCAACCTTATAGAAGAAGGCATCGTAGATAGTTATGCCTCGATCGAAACGTCATTAACAAACGCAAGTTCAATCGCATCCAACTACCTACGAGCCTACATCTTAATTAGAAAAGACTAATTACCAATGTGCCTTATAAGCGTTAGGGCTTTCTTCGGCAACAGAAGCAATTAGTTCTGAGTTTAAATCAATAAAAATAGATTCAAACTTTAAGCAAAAAGATTCTTCGTCCAAAAGGTCATAGTCAGAAAGCCATTTGAAACGGGAATCTTTTTTTAATGCGTCAACAATTTCAAAAGAAGTAAATCGAACCCACACATCAACAGAATAATTGTCTTCAATAGTAAACTCAAATTCATGATAATATGTGTAATTGGATTCGGATAAATCTTTGACTAACATAAATTACCACCAAGGGTGATAGTAAAAACGTTCACCCTTTTCTTTTGCGGATATAGCGGTAGTTAAAATATTAATCGTATATTCTATAGTCTTGAGATAATAATTAGTTATCTCATAATCACCAAAGAAAAAACCAGCAAAAGGTGGAAGCAAATCAAGAGCAACATCCGTATCAAGAAAACGATCATAAGAATAATCTTCTCCCGTAACGGTCATTTTTCTTGACTTCTTTAAAGAATCGCGAACACGAATGCAACGTTCAAGCAATTCTTTTAACGTGTCAAAAGAAACTACGTTGTCTCTACAATTGTCGCACTTGCTTAAACTGCTTTCAAAAAAGCCATGGATATGGTTGGCCTTACGCCAATAACCAATCTCACCTTTTGTAGAAGAATATAAATACATATCTAATCCCATATTATTTACCTCCCTTTTCTTTATCAACAATAAACAAAGCAACGTCATCAAACTCATCATCAGAATCAAAAAGAACATTCCAAAAACGATTGTAAAAGTTCTCGGCCTCTTCTTTTTTAATTTTGCCAATATCAAGAAGCCAGCTAACAATTCTTGCAGCACGCATCTGATACTCGGCGTTAATGTCTTTATTCTTTGCTTCCAAAGCTTCAGCGAATGTCATGTTATTTAGCCTTCACTTTCTTTACGGTAACAACATCGCCAGCTTTGAAAACAGTTTCTTTCATGTAGTTATCCATATCATACGTTTTAACTTGTTCAAGGTTATAACGATAGATTTCAACACCAACATGATTACATTGGTAGCATTTATAAGTAAACTTAAATGTACCAGCATCACCAGAAATCATTTTGCCGTGAAGGATTCCGTAAGATTCGTTGGGACCATTTGGATCCCAAGCAACATCATCACCATCCCAGACAAAATCATCAGAGCCACAGATTGGACAGACACCAGACGTAACGACTTGTTTATTTTTCTTTGCCATATTAAATAGCCTCCTTTTGTAATTCAATTTCTCTCATCATAGAATGGTAATCATTAATAGATTCCCAAAAAGGTTTTGCTTCTTCTTTAGTAAAGTTTCCAAAGTCATGGACGATAGCTAGAGTGTCATGGTTGCGAACAAAAATGTTTACCATATCATCTGCAATCATCCCACTTGCGTAAACTAACTCAAGATCGACGTAACCTAACGACTTAATATAAAATGTTCTTGACATAAATATGTCCTCCTTTTTATTTTATACGAGATAATAACCAAGTCTTCAAAGAAGATAGCTCAGCTAAATTTAGATCGTCAAAATGACGACCATATTGATCTTTGACGTGAACAAAAAATAAAGTCTTATGCGTAGGAGAAAGACGATTAAACAAATCAACACAAGAATTATATTCGTCACGAAAAGACAATAAGTTGGGAAAGTTTCTAAAAAAAGCATCAGAAAACTCTTTGCTGCCAACAACACTGTTCGTTTTCCTTTCGGTAATAATATATTTCTTGGTTGACCAACGACCAAAAACATCAAAAGCAGAAATCTTCTGCACTAAGCATCACCTCCTTTCTTTCGTTTTGATGTAGGCTTAGTTACTTTGTCTTCCGAAGAAGAAAAACCACGTTCCAAAACTTCAACAAGATCCTTACCAAACTTGTCGGCAATAAACAATGCGACAGTTCGAGGGTCAGCATCAAAAAATTCAGGGTTATCATCGACCATAAAACTAGAAGCACCAACAATAGATGAGGCACAAAGACGCAAAAGAAAATTTAAAGCAGTGTTTAAATCGTCGCCTGTTTTAAAGTCGACAACCTCAACAACCTTCTTTGAATCAAATGCGTCGGCAGTAACGACAATAGACGGTCTACTATTTTTCTTTGACATGAACATGTCCTCCTTAATTAAAATAGTGTAAGTAGTTTTGTGACGTTACGTCGCCAACAAAATCACGATCTTTTTTAGATAACAATATAACGATAGGAGGATTCTTTAAAAGCTTAATAGCTTCAGGATAATCCTCATCAATAATCGTGACGTAATCACCCTTAACTCTAGAACAATATTCGTCAACCAAATCTTTTGGAAGAGTAACCTTAGACTTAATCATATCAAGCATCTTATCAAAAGTATTGTTGGTGTGAACAGCCAAAGATAAAAGAATTTTTCTTGGTTCCATGTTAATAACTCCTACAATGTATAAACAATAACTTCATCGCCGCGAGACGTTGAGCGAATGTTGTCCATAATATCAGACACATCTTCGTCTGTCAAAGGAGCAACATTACCATCATCGTCATGTCGAAGAATTAAACAATTCCCAAAAAGCATTTCACTTAAATCTTCAGAAGCCATAGCAACAACAGGATCTTGTTTAAGCAAGGCTTCGTCATCACAATAAACATCATAAGTAGATTCGCCAATCTTTCTTGTTGCAACCGTAAAGGTAGAACAATTTAAATATTTATACAAAGTATAAATGCCTTTGTATGCTAAGTCTACTTCTTCAATGGTATTATATTGACCTCGAGTGTCGACAAAAACAGATTTAATATTTCGTTCCATATTTATACCTCCTTAAAATGGTAAAGAACCGTAATATTTTTCTAATAACTCTAACCCATCTCGAATAAATCGAAGAAACCTTGACATGATTATAGCATTTGCAGCAGGAGAATCAAAGTCAAAGTTACGTTCGACCAAGAAAAGAGCGTCGAGTTCATAGATAAAAAGATTTCCCTTGCGATGTCTTATACGAAAGACAGAAAGAGAATGAGAATAGTTCTTGACAAAACTAATCTCTGGAGTATACAACAAGTCAGAAAGCTGCCAGTAAAAATCACGAATAAGAGTATAATCTTCGCGACTCAAAGGAGCTGAAATCTTACGCATCTCTAAGCGCATCTTTAGATAAGGAATCTCATTATAAGTTTGTGAAGAAACAACATAACGAGACTTAGAATCGTAACGAGCAGAAACAATACAAGGAATAAAATAGTTTTGATAGTTGTACATGAATTGTATCATTATTCAACATCCTCCATTAAGACAACAAACTCTTGGCAACGAGAACACACATAAGATTTAGAATCATCTTTGTATAAAAAATATGATTCAGGATCTAGCGGTTCGTCACTACAGTTTGAGCATTTAAGATTACGAAGTTGTATCAAATTTTCTTTGATCAACATAAACCCAACCCCACCCTCGTAAGAGGGAGGAGTAAAGGTTACACCTTGAGGAATCAAAAGCAAATGAGCTTGTTCAGAAAGAAAACGTCTGCCAAAATAAACAGAAGAAAAGTTGGAGAGATCAACATCTCTAACTCGACGGACAACAAGATAGTAATCCATCGAACCAGAATAATCAATAGCTATTGTTAGGGGATTCATTAAAACTCCACCTTAAAAACCTTTGGTTCTTCTTTCTTAAGTTCTTCTGTTGTTTCTTGAATAGATTCAGAAACTTTATTAGGGACACCAAGAGTAAACTCTGGCAAAGCCTTATCTTCAGCAGTAAGCTTTTGTTCAAAATCAGAAATGTATATTGCACATTCTGTTAGAACTTTATCAATAGCTTGTTCGGAAAAATAATCTGTATGAATTTGTTGACGAATAAAATTTTCAACAATTTCTCTTACAGATTTGTCAGGATTAGAAAACAAATCAAAAACAAAGTCTCGGCGATTACGATTATGAACAGCAGGAGCTGGTCCAAAATGAGGATCGTCTTTAGAAAAAGATGGACTTCTAGAAAGAACATCACCGATATCAAAAGTAAACTTAACAATATCAGTTATCAGTTTCTTGTCAGCTAGACCTTGATATTTCTTAACATAATATTTCGTAACAACATCGACAGAAGGTTGCTCATAGTTGAGTCGTTTCCATCGAGAAGCAAAAGCAGTTTGTATTTTAGACAAGCCACCATAAGCAACATTCATTGTACCAAAAAAGATTGTGCTTGGATCGATATTAATCTTGTGGCCAGAAGCATACAAGTATCGATTCAAACCAGAGATAACATTGTTACCTTCGATTTGATGCGATTCAACCATCGCACTTACTTCTTCGAAGTTTACAATACCGCCAGCTTGCATAACAGCAAAGACTTCAGTAGGTAAAAATGCCCAGTCTTTAGCATCGGATGCCATCGTAGCGGTAATCTTACCGACAGAGTCAGCAAACTCGGAAGTACGAGTGAAGGTATATTCCGCATAAGGTAAGTTCAAAACATGTGCAATAGCACGAACAGTTTCAGACTTACCAACAGCTGCAGCACCAATAAGCAAAATGTTTTTATTAGGATTGGTAGGATCTTGCTTTTGCAAGAAATCCATACACCACTTAAAAACATTAGAGCTAGAAGATATAACATCAACTAACTCAGGGTCAACTTTAGGTCTAAACTTTTCAGGTTCAGCAGCAATAAGAGGATGTTGCCAAGCCGCTTCAGAATTCTCATAACTAATACTAGGAAGAATATCAGGAAGGTTAGCAGAAATTTCTTTCACTTCAAAGCCAAAAGTTTCTTTAACAAATTCATCAAACTTAGAGCCATAAAAGCTCAAGCTTGAAGGAAGAATTTTTTGAGACTTTTGTTTGCCTAAAGATTCAATAAGAAGATGAGACAAATCAGCAAACAACTTAGGCTTGCCCAAAGCAATGTAAATAAAGTCTGGATCAGATGCATTATTTACATCTGAAGGAGTAATAGAAGTATCGTAAGTAAACGTTTGATTAGAAAGACTAACTTTAAAAGTGTTCAGAAACAAAAGAGTAACCAAGTTCTCTAGGTTTTGTTTAAATCCATCTTGGCAAACATCTAACAACGTAACCTTAAAATTTACATCGTAAGAATTATTTGAAATAGGAGATGAAACCTTAGAATAAGTATAAGTAACCTTAGCAATAGTGCTAGGCACATTAGGAATCACAGAAAAAATAACAAAATTGTTATCTTCAGTAATAAACGAACGGAATAAAGTAGTAGATTGTTTTGCCATGTTATTTTCCTCCTAAGAAAATATAAGCTGACGACGGTTGATTCCCGTCAACTTTAGTGGTAAAGAGAATAGTGTATTTGACTGGCACAATATCACCAGCATCGTTGGTAATATCAAAACTAACGGTATAACCTCCAACAAAACTGGAAGCGTGAAGCACAGAGATGTTCAAATAAGGAAGAGCACCGAGAGCTCCTGTGTTTACACAAGATTTAGTAGCCATAAGGTGTAAAGAAATAAACAAGTTGACAACAGACTCTCCACGATTTGGATCATCGTCGTTAATAGCACTTAGTTCGGAAAAAATATCAAACTTGCCGTGAGCAGCTTCAATATCTCTGTCCCAATAAGCTTGTAAAAAGCTACGGGCAGTCACAGGTTCAACAGTAATGTTAGAACCTTTAGAACTTAAGTCGGCTAAATAACGACGATAGTTATGGGCAAAAGTAAATACATCAATGTTCATGTTTTATTCCTCCGTTATTTCTAGTTCATTATAGAACTGATCATACATGAATTCGGCATAAGTTTCATCATCAAAAAAAGAATCAAGAGCGCCATCAACATACATGTTGTAAACAACTTGTTGGATAGCAAGCTTAGTAGGTTCTGGAAGTTCTTCGTAAGAAGAAGAGCCTTTCGTATGTTCGAACCAATACTTAGCGACTTGAGACATTGTGACAAGAATGTAATTGGTAACCAATTGACCTTCATTATCACGAGAGACAAACTTCATCCTTGCGGTAGAAGTGTAGACAGCATTTTTGTATTTCATTTGTTATACCTCCATGAAATATTTTTGCTTTATAAAAACGGCAAAGTCTGCCGGGAATCTGACAGAGAGATCATCTCCGTCAGTATAAGATAGACAATAAACATTAGAGTAAGTTAAGAGTTCATCTCTCAACTCAATGCCAATGCCTACAAAAAGAATAAAGATACCTTCATACATACAGTATTCTATTCTTTGCTTGACATCATCGTTGGCATAAAAGCCACCGTCAGTAAGCACAACCAACAGCCTATCATTGTTGGATGTAGAAGCAAGACGATCGGGTAGAGTAGACAACACATTAGAAATAGTTGTTCCTCCGCCACTTATGTCATGCTTGTCTATGATAGAAAACAAACTACCTAACTGAGACTCTGTTCCATCAGGAATAAAGTCATCAATCAAAAGTAATTCACCAGAGAAAAAAGATAAGTTAACCTTGTTGCCGACCTTATGAAAAAGTTCGACAAGTAACAAAGAAAAAGCAACGCAATAAAAAACAGAACTCTTCCTTTGTCTTTCTACTTGTGTAGCATACGTACCAATATCTTTAGCAACTGTCAATAAATCGTCAGAACTAAAAAGACCATCGGTGTTACTAGTAGAGCTTCTTCTAGCATAGCGCCCTAAGTCCATAAACATGGACCCACTAAAGTCAACAGATATTTCAACAACAAGATCAGACTCTCGTCGTTTGTCTATTGATTTAGTAAACACGCGAGGTGTTAGTGCGGTCTTGTATGCATGCTTCAAGTCAAGCTTGCCGTTAGTAAAGCCATCAAGTGGAGCGTCATACTTCGTAAGAAAATCTCTCCATTCATCATTCAAGTTCGCGGATATCGTATCTTTAAACCTTCTTAAGACAGGAGAAATCGCTTGAGGTTCATAGTCACGAAGATTAGCTTCGTAAACTATAAGTCCAGGAGGACATTCAGTTAGTTCTTTAGTCATTTCTTCAACCAAAGATTCAACAGGAATGTTTCCTATTGCACCGTCAATTGGCCGAGAGCCAACATCAGAAGTTGGAGACGGAGGAGAAACCGGAATAGAATCCGACAAAGCAGACATAATAATGTCTACATAATCAGATTTGCGTTTGTTAGAATCAGTATGATTCGTTAAGACCTTGGCAAAAATTTGTTTCGTCAAAGGATCAAACGATTCCGGTTTGAAAGTAAATCGTTCCATCAAAATCTTGTATTGCAATCCTTCAAAAGGATCTTCAAAATTTCTAGGATCAATTACTTCTGGTTCGTTTCCTCGCATAAGAAAACGACCAATATCATAGGCGTTCACTACCGTAGAAAATTCTTTAGTTCCAAATTGTAATCGGAACTGATCTTCATCGTAGTGATCAGCAGCATAGTTAAACATTCTATGTAAAGAACGTTCGTTCATACCACGGTGTTGCCACTTAGCAAGCAAAGCATCAATAAAGTTTTGATCCTTAGGCTTATTGTAAATAAGGTGAGCAACCTCGTGATAGAATAAAAAAGCAAAGACGTATAAAACATCATTGCCAAGCATAAAGTCTGAAATAAACTCATAAGAAAAATACCTCGACATAACTAGATGACGATAACGTTCTTTAATAGCTTCAAATATCAAAGCAGGTTCAAATGTTATCATCCCATTCTCCATATCAACGTATGCAGGAGCACGGCATTCATCTAAAGGTTTATCGAATGGTTCAATAACAACACTAAGATTCTTGTTATTAAACAAAACATTGCTAAAAGCTTTGGCAGAAACATACAACTGAAGTACATTTCCGCTAGGTATGTTCTTAGAAAAAAGATTCTTAAAAAAAGAATCATATTCTTCTTTAGAAACAAACCTCCTTTCGTCATGATGACCAGGTATTTCCATACCTAAATGATGGTAAATAGACGAAGCAAAACGAATGCCATGCTTCCAATAAAGATCACCCCAAGAAAGAAGCTTTGCTTGGGCGATCATTTTAGACCAAGGTTCAAGGTTTAACATTGTTCAATTCCTTTACCTTTTCTTTAAACTTGCGAAGCTTAGGAGCTCCACGCACATGCTTAGGCATGGCATCAAATGCACTGTAGTCGTCATCTTCATAAGCAACTAAGTGCACAAGGTTGCCGTGAAGTTTGTAGTGTTTACCCATGGTAATAACACTCCTTTCATTATAATTTGTCACCGAGAATCTTAGCCGCCTTCAAAAAGAAGTCGATCTCATCATCACGGTTAACATCTTTTTCATATTGAACATTGACTTGTTTAGAATCTAAAACAAGTAACGAGCCAGACGTAGAAGTATCTTCTACTTTGTATGGATGTAAATCCATACGATTATGTTTACCTTCTTTGCGAAGATAAATATAAAAATCAGGACATCCACTAATCGTAATGTCCATGTCTTGTGGTAGCGTTTTTAATAACGCAACAAGTGTTGACGTTTTCATATTACTTATCACCTCCTTTCGTTATCACTTCGAGAGCTATCAAGCAATCATTATCTATGTCATAGATAAATTTTTGATTGTGTTGTAATCCAAAACGTACAGCATCGTCAAGCTTTTCAAAATAAAAAGACTTTTCAACTGTCCATATATCAAGATCGCGATCTTTCCAAGTACCATAAAAAAAATGTTTTTCATCATACCAAGTAGAGTTGATAATGTAGTCCAACAAATACTTAGAGTCAAAGTCTACAGCGTAGATCCAATCGTTATCGCTGGATGCTACCATGTATCCTCCGTCAATAAAAAATTCTTTCATGTTGTCGATAAGTTTAATTGTGTTATCAACAACGTGCCATGTTCCTTCAGTCATTATCATCTCCTCCTTGTAATCGATAAACAACTTCAATTAAAAATTCTAACTTACGCTTGATATCTGAATGTTTGCGTGTAAGCAAAACAATCCAAGCAGTAGAAACAAACAGCAAAACAGATAAACCAATAGCAATGTAATAATAAAACATTATCGATTGCCTCCGCTCAAGATTTTTTGTTCGATCAAAGACAAACGTTTATCGTCTGCCTTTTCTCGTTGCTTCCAAGTCAACAGGCTGTAATAAGCACTGTTGATTTTGCGAAGAATCTCATTTTGTATCTTGAGTTCTTCGTTTTCGGCGCGTAATTTTTCCATAATATTTCTCCTTTCATTATGGCGTGAGCCTTTTAACGACATGCTCAGGTCGTAATATTATTTGTTCTTAAAAAACTTTTCCTTTAATGAAAGTAACTCATTAAAAGTTAAAGACTCAAGAAGCTTAGTTTTATACGTAGAAAAAAGATAATCATTAAATTTAGCCTCAAAAGATTTACGTTTGTGACAACGCAAAGAAAGAAAATAATAAATGTCATTAAGCAAAATTTTCTTCTCAATATTATCTCTTTCAATAGTGGCCTGTATAATATCATAGCGAATAACATACTCTTCATTTGTTATTGAATCGAGTAAATCGCGTATAAAAACACGTCGAGAAGAAAAATTTTCGTCAGAAAAACTTTTGATTAAATCTTCCGGACCATTTGCATTATAAGTAAGAACTAAATGTAACAAAAGATCTTTCTTTTGATCCAAGGGGATCTTCTGAATAATAGAGGAAAGCCCTATTGTATCTGTAAAAAAACAAAGCCCAGACAAAAGAGAACGATTTTCTTTGATAAGATCATTTCTCTTTACATAATGAGCTTTCTCTTCCTCAGCAAAAGCAGCTTTCATTTTTTCTAGACTAGAAAGAAGAGCAGCATTATCTTTTTGCAACTCAGAAATAATAACGTCTTTAGTTTTGTTTTTCATTTTTTTACCCTCCATAGGTTACGAACAAACAAATAAAGATAACAATAAAAGACAAGAAAACAATAAAAGTCTTGTGGAGTTACACCACGATGTCGGCTTACGCAAGACATCATAATAAGATGAGTCAGTTTAATGACGTGACTCAGGTCATAAAATTATTTAACCCAATCAACAGTGGTGAAGTCTATGTTCAAGAATTCAACCACCATATCATCGGTGAAGTGAGAAAGATCAACACCATATTGATCTTTGATAGCAACGCGAAGTTGCTTAAGGTAATCTTTCTTAGAGATTACTTTTTTGTTTTCACTCATGTTACTCTCCTTTATTACGATTTAAATAAACTTTGTAGGCAGCCATAGCTTTAGCTTCAAGTTGCTTAGCTTTCGCTAAGTCTTCAGCAAAGCCAGGTAATGGATCGATCGCCTTATAATCAAGGCGTTCCATTTCAGATTCCATTTGAGGAATCTTATTGACCCGAAGGTCAAAGGCAAGAGCGTGGAGATCCATCGCATAAAACATGCGGTCCACGTACGACACTGTGACATCTTTCGATTCGAAGAGCTTAAGTAAAGCTTCGATCTTTTCGAAGATGTCAGTAAGGTAATTTACCATTGGTAAAAACCTCCTTTCATTTTAGCGTAGGTCGCTACCCTAATGTTTGATCTAATAAATAGATCACCAAAGTCTACTGGAATAAACCAATAGACTTCAGAAACTTATTTAAAGTTTAGAAACAAGATGAGAAAGAAAAATAAGGTAAGAAATATACGTTTGACCATAGAAAAAAACAAAATCGTTTGAACTAAAATCAAAAGAACGTATATGCGAAGGGATACTTGAATACATTTTAGTGACAAGTTTCGATTGTTTTTTTATAGGTTGAAAAATGTCACCATCAGGATCTTTAACAATACGATACTTACCAATAGTTACTTGATAAGCTTGCGCGGTAGGCATGAAATGAACATTAAAACGATAGCCATTATCAAAATAGGCAGTAGCTTTGAACACAGTGTCAATCGTATCACTACGTTCATGCGAGGATTGTTCATATCCACGCAACGTTGGTATAGCTTTTTCTAAAGCTTCCTGAAAATTTTGGCGATTTACCATGTTGGTAATCTCCTTTCATTTGACTGCTCATTGTTAAGGGAGAGCTCCCTAAATGTGAAGGTAAATACCTTCCCAATCCCTAGCTATAAATAACCAGGGATGGAGAATTTATTTAAAGAATTCTTCTAAAGCGTCTTCTTTGTAAAGCCAACCATTCTTCACAGTCACAAGCGTAAACTTGTGGTAGAAACTAATGTCGTTCGGAAAGATTTTATGAAGTTTTCGAACTAACCCTTCAACCATTTCTTTGTCCGCTTGGGAAAAGTACGTAACTTCCTTTTCGTTACGAACAAACAAAATGTCATCATGGTTATAAGTTCCAGCAAAAATCTTAAGAACATCACATTCAAAACGAAGAAAATAAGTACTAATTTCGCTTTGATTGTCCCGATAGTCAACCGCGATAGCATATTGAATAGCCATAATAATCTCCTTTCTTGATCTAAATAGATCACCAAAACCTACTAACAAAAAGTTAGTAAGCTTCGGAAAACTATTTAAAGTTTGACAACAATCCAAGTAAAAGTAAGACATTTATCCAAGTCGTCTGTAGCCTTGAGGCGAAGCACTCAAGTACACAGAAAACTTTTCTCCAAGGTAAAAATAGAATGCATAATACACTACAATTTTCGAGTATTGTAACAATATAATACACGTTAAAAATCGTAGAATACACTGCATAGTTGGAGTGTATCTTACATTTTACCCAAGGTTAAAACGCAAATTAAGATTCGGAAAAAAGGAAGATGAGGTATAACGCATAATTACACGTTATGATGTAAAGTATAATAGACAAAGGTTAGAGCGTAAAGTATGCTTTCACCCAAGGTTGGTTGAAAAAGAGGCTGTGGAAAAAGTTTTTTACCCATGCCAATGATAATACCCAACATCACATGTCTAATATATTGTACATGACCCAACCAAACTACCACTTATCCACTAATATACTACTAAGATATTACTAGCAGACTCCACACCCACACACACGCACACACACACAGGGGACATAACAGTCTGCGCACTAGCGTTACACACAAAGTTACCCAAATAGTATATAAGAGGAATAAGGGGAGTAAGGGGGTCACGGGGAATTAAGCGTTAAGGGATCCAGGGGGATCAGATACGACTTCGTTACAAGGCTAGATCTTGACCATCACTTGTCTAGCGATAAACCAGGGGACATCCCGATAAGGGTTCTGAACACGCAATGTCATCCGGTTGCTCGGGGAAACTGTCTAGGTGGCTCAAGTGCCAGTGCCGATCTAAATCTTACGCTCAATCCCCACGACGTTCAAACGCCACTAGGGCTTCTGGCAAATTCATTTGCGTAGTAGAGAGAGAGTAGTAGTAGTTATATATAGGTTAGTATATATATTAGTAGTATATATAGTGATGTTGGGGTAGGTACTTTGTGGTGTACTATAGTGCTGGTGGTACTGTGTAGAAAGGTAGGGTGGTGTTTTTGTGTAGGTATACCCCCCCCACCACAACACTAACAGTACTTACACACATCACATACACTAATGGTACTTACAACATCAATATATACTATTAGCAAGGGTCACCGAATTTTTGGGGATCCTGATTAGAATACCCTCTTTCTAATATATTAGAAAAGTTTGAACGCAATACAAAATCCGTTATGCGTGCTATAATAAAGAAGCCGAAGGTGGCTCGGCGCATTTATTTATTTAAATAAGGAGAATTTATTTATGCTACAAGATTTTGATTTGATTTGGAAGAACTGGTCTAGACCAATTACGGAAGTTACCGGATGGGTCTCGACAAAAACGAAGGATGGCTACGTGATCTTAGCGAACACGATTGGTGTTTCAAAAGATGATATTAAAGTAGACTTCGAAGGAAACTACCTGACGCTCAGCGGAAAAACTGAGATCATGGGAGGATTCTTCACGACAGCGAACTACCGTTGGAATATTAAGAATTTAAAGAATGACATTGATAATATCGATTACTTGGTAAAGGATGGCTTTACCTATATCTATATTGTGACCAAAGAAGATACTCGGCCTAATATAAAAATTAGTTACCGTAATTAAAGCCTAGTTGACACGGAGCCACCACGTGTCTATAATAAAAGAAAAGGAGGACATACATATGGACCTAACACAAATTATTCTGCTAGGGTTTGCAGCCGGAGGGGCATTAGGCCTCGGCGTTTATCTTTTTCGTGAATTAACCACGAATGAGATTCCGGATGATCTTGAAATGTTTACCACGAACGTGGGTAGAACAGCGCTCGTAGCCGGAATTATTTTTTATAGTGTTTTAATTTTTCTCGGATTTGTTTTGTAAAGTAACGAGCTAAGCATCTCGAAAAACTGCTGTGATCTCTCCGTAGCTCAGAGGATAGAGCAACAGCCTTCTAAGCTGTGGGTCATACGTTCGAATCGTATCGGGGAGGCCAAGGAGAAAAAAATGTTAGAAGAAATCTTTCGCTGGTTCCAAACAGAGATTGCAACGTTTGTTACCGTAGGTGCAATCATTATCGGACTTGTACTTATAAGTTCGGGCTATACAGCAATCGAACACTATATTACAAGTTTGTATAACAAAGGGGATGAATAAACATGATGTTTTATTTGTTAAGAGATCGGACGTTGATTCAAGTAGCAGATAGTCCAGAGCGGATTATCAGTGAAGTCAATAAAGCATTAGCGAACTTCAGGACCTACGGTGGCCTGAACTTTCGCGAAGAAGGAGAACTCTTCGTTGCGTATTATGGGAATATGCAAACGAATCTGTTTATCGATATGGATGGACCGGAATCCCGCGAAGCTTTCCTGGCTGTGACACAAAAGAATTTCTGAAACCACTTACACAAAAATGTAAACGTTTTCACCGCGGTGTAAGCCTCGGGTGGTGTTATGCTGGTAGTATCTAGGAGATACGCACGATGAAAACGAAAATTAAGATCTATTCCCTTTATGAAATTAAAAGTCATGGCAATGTAAAATTCGCGGGACGCTTCGCGTCCTTCCAAAAGCTTAAGGCTGCTGCGATGTTTATGCCGCTTTGGTTTTATGAGGCGGAAGAAAAGTTAGACGAATTCGCTTGACGAAATGAAATCGTGTATACTATAATAAAAGTATGGACGATCTCATTGAATTATTTTTAAGTATTAGAAGACCGGATCCTTTGACGATCGAAGAACTCGAAGAACGTCGGCGGAAAAACTGGGAGCATTATCAACGGCTCTTTATGGAAACGCGTCATTGTTTATATTATGTTCACTCTCGTGGCTACGTCACGAAGTACATGAAAAAAGATCTTACGGAAAATGGACCGCTTGCGAATAAGTTTTCTCGCGTTCCGATGAAAATTTATAAACGCGATAAAAATAAAAAGCATGAAATTTTTTTGGCCGTGGTAATTAATCACCGACGCTACTCGGTTAAAAACCTCGTGGCACGCACGTTTTCTCGGACTTGGGTTCCCGGATCAAAGATCTATCACCGGAATAAAAAGATTCAAGACTGTAATTTTAAAAACTTATTGATTGTTCCGCCTCATGTTGAGTTCGATCACACACACCGAGGAAAAACGATTATGGTTTTAATTAATAAACATTGGGTTAAATTCGAATCACTTAAAGAAGCCGCCGATGAATTAAATGTTTCGATTAGTTCGTTCCGTCGCCATATTAAAGGCAAGATGACAAAGCGCTCAAAAAGCGATCTTCATAAAATTAAATTTAAATACGTTGAAGAAATAGATTGACTTTTTTAAAGTTCGTGTATAATATATAACTATAGGAGAATTATATTATGGATGGTCAAAATTTCGACCCTTCATTCGGTAAGCTTCCTGATCCGTTTAAAGTCGAGCTTAAAGCTCCAGAGTTAAAACTTCCTGAACCGAAGTTTGAAACACCTCGCTTTAATGTAAATGACTTTCAAGATGATGAGATCAATAAAGCTACTGAAGAAGGTTCGGTACAATGGGCATCTGGAGTAGTCCGAGTAAGTGACGCTTCGACATATGATACACCCCCTAGCAATAAATCAATTTACGGTGAAACCTTAGGTGTTACCCGTGCAACTGAATTACGAGCAGCGGTTGGATTAAGTGACGATCAATCCTTTACGGAATACTACAGACAAAACCAATTTGTACCAAAAGGATTCGAACTCGATGCAAAGCTCTTGCTACGGGAAGAAAAAATTAAGAAACTAGAAAAGGATGTGTCCGAAGGAAGAATCGGATACCAAACTTTTTTATTTCGCGCATATGGCGAAGACATTCTTAAAGCCGAAGGGCATGATTTAAAATCCTCGCTCTATTGGTATAACCGACGTAAGCAAGGAATGATGGATTCACCCATCGATAATTTAACCTATTTACAAAATATTTTATCGCAAGCCGAAGCTATGTATCAACGCGAAGTATGGTACTCTCAACGTAATACGTTAACAACGCGTAATTCGTTGCTTTCAAATTTCGAAGATCAAAACAAATTAGAAGACGAGCAACTTGCCGTGTTGTTCAAAGAACAATTCGATGCACTCGATGATGTCATTGAATCGGAAACGGAAATCGTTCGTTTATATAAAGCAGGTTTGCTTAAAGACTTTAATCCAACCATTGATGAAGATGGCGATGGTAAGGTTGATTGGTATCTTCACCGCAACGGAATCCTTTATAAAGTTTATGATCCAGGTGAAGCTGGTGAACGTGGCGCGAAAGCGTACTATAATAAAGACGGTTCGTTAAACCGTATTGAAATTCCTGCAATCTTTGGCGTTTACGGAGATCAGTTTATTCAAGGGTTTGCAAGTTCCATTGCCGGGATTGGTGATTTGTTTATTTATGCCGGTGCTGGTATTGCCGACGCCCTTCAAATGATCGGCGGCGATTTTGAATTTGACATTCTTGCCGAAACCTATAAAAATGTTGAAGGCTGGAAAGCATCTCAATATTTATTTGGTAATGGCGTTTATGAAGCAAATGGGGGTTGGACAAACTCTGATGGATCTGTGAACTGGGACGGTATTGGCCGTGGCACAGCAAGAGGACTTGGATTTTTAGTCGGTATGTTGGCGGCAACCAAAGGTGCAAGCTTGCTAGCAAATGCCGGTGTTAAATCAATTACACTTGCATCTGGGCAAACCGTAAGAGCTACCGTTGGCACAGGATTAAAATATCAAGCAGCTCGTGGTATTGGTAACGCGATTAACGGGATGATTGGTTTAGGCCAAGGTGTTTACTCAAGTTCCGGTACGTTATTGACAGCAACTCAAGCAACCGTACGTGGGCTAGGCTTTTTAGCCGTCAAAGATTTTACAACAACCGTTGCTGCGCTTGAAGCAAACAAAGCACAACTCGGAATGGAAACTGGAGAAATCGTAGGCAAAGCTGCAACAATGGCTGCCATGAACTTTGGTATTTCATTCTTCTTGCGATCGGTTGGTGATACGCCAGCCTTAACGCGTTTAGCTACGTGGCAAAAAGCAACGTTTGGAAACGCAGCAAACATTAAAGCAAATAATTTGATGTCAAATAGTTGGTCTACGTTTATTTTGAATTGGAGCAAAAATTATTCTCAAAGAACAAGTTTTATTGTTGTTAACTCCGTTATGGATATGGTAGAAAACTTTTTTACCATGGGAACACAATCGTCACTTGCTACAACTGGTGATATGTTTGACTTAAAAGCATGGGGTTCATTGTTTGATCCCCAAAACATAGCCTTGCAAGGATCGTTACTTTTCCGTAACGTTGCTGGCGGTTTGCGTGGCGACGATATGCAAATGGGTGTTGCTGGAGTTACAGTTAAACTAGGTAACCTCCAAAAAATGTACGAAGGTGAAATTGTTTCGTATTTAAAACTTGCTGATAAACTTTCTGCTGAAGGAAAAACAGATGCAGCTGATGCTATTTTAAAAACCATTGAAAAAGCAAGAGCAATGCAAAGTGGTAGAAAAGATAAAAATATTGTTTTGGGAACGCAAGATGCGTTGGTTTATTTACACGAAACCTTTAAGAACGACAGCAATGTTTCTCCTGTTTCTAAAGCAATGGAAAAGAAATTTAAAGAAAATATGCGAGAAGAAATTATTCTTGCAACCAATGCAGCAGTAGAACAATACTCAAACTTTGTTGCTGCTAAAAACGGAATGGTTCAAAGTTCTTTTATAACGGGTGATATTTTTGATCCTACATCTAAATTATACGAAGGAATGACTAGCGACAAACTTAAAAAGATTGATACGGTTGTTAAAGGTTTTGTTTCTGGACTTGCCCAAATTAGAACGTTTGATAAAACAGAAGCTTCAGAAGTTGTTAGTTTGTTAACGAAGAACGATCAGATTGCTGTTTTTAAAAACAGAGAAGAAGTTATAAAATTGTTACAAACGTCAGAAGCAGATCCCGTTTCGATGAGAGATGTTTTTGAAATTCAAGTAACAAAAGATAAAAAAACAAAAAAAGAAAAAACCGAAATTGTTCTTAAAAATAAATTTCTTGATAAATTAAGCAAGTTGCCAGAAGCAGATCGAACTAAAATTATTGAAAATTTAAATAAATTTATTGCAGAAAAACTTGGCGGTGACGCAAAAGCTTTGGCGGATTTTTATATTATTATGCCAAGGAACAAAGGATCTTCTGATTCAGAATCTCAACAACAATACGCAAAAGCAATTCAGATTTTAAAAACATTATCTGATGTTGTCGCTGCAGAATCCGAAGTTGAAGGCGGCGTTCGTACAATTGAACGCATTGGTGAAAGTGACGTGTACTTAATTCCAATGGTTCATATTGGTATGGGAGCTAAAAACGCACAAAATTTAAATGCGATGATGGTTAATTTATTTACCATTAAGTTTGCAGATAATGCTGAAGATAAAGCAACGGCACTAAAATACTTACTAGAAAATCTTACAGGCGAAAAATTTGACGATCTGATGAAAAGACCAGATAAGGTTAACGGAGTACTTAAGACATTAAACGCACTCGCAAGCAAAGGTTACTTAACAACCTTACAACTTGCGGATGTGTTAAACAATGGAAACATTCGAAACATTATTGAAAACAACCGCTCTCTAATTAGCGGAACGTCGTTTTCAAAAATTGAAGAAGCCTTTCAATACTCTGCAGCATTAGAAAAAATCAAAACATTAAAGGATGACATTTCGAACATTCCGAAAGGTAACAAGGCTGTGTCGCCGGAAATGTATAAAAGAGTTCAAGCTTTTATTACATTCTATGAAAACTTACCGGCAGAAGTAAAAGCTGAGTTAATTAAAAAGAGGCTTATTAACGAAGACGAATTAAAAATAGCAGCAAGCATAAACCCCCAGACGGACGTAGCTCGTTTAAAAAAAATCTTCTCAAGTTCCCTCCTTGGTTCAGGATTTGATCCCAACAAAAAAGAAGATCAAGAAATCATACGGTTCATTGAAGAAGAATTTATAAACTCCGAAGGATTCAAAGAAAAGTTCCAAGAAGAATCCGGAAGAACTTACAGACAAAACCTAGAAGGAAGAATTGCCCGAGAAAAAAATCAGTTCAGAAAACTAGTGTTACAGGGTGTCTTAAGTAAAGTTACGTCCAGTCAAACCCCTGTCGCTTTAACAGAAGCAGACATACGCGATATTATAGATAACGTCGCGTTAAAAAACCAAGACGCAAATAACAAGTTCGGAAAATCAGTAACCGCTGAAGATGTTTTCGAAACGGTTCAAGAAATAAATTCGCAAACATTTAGGTCTGTATTTTTCGGCGATCAAGACAAAACACTTGTTGATCAATTTATTTGGAACATTTATAAAAAAAATTCCAAGAACAAACCTGAATATACGTTTGACGAATATTCTAAAAACAAAAAAAGAAACGGAGAAAAATATTCTCCAAGAGCTTTGGTTCACGCGTCGGTCTTTAAAGACCCAGACATGACCAAAACATTTATTGAAAACGCAAGAAGCGGAGAACGAATGACATTTGCTTCAAAGTTATTTTCAGAATGGTTTATTAAAGACACTGCTGACGCAAAGTCTAGTTTTAAAATTGTTTTAAATGTCAACGAATTAATTGGTAGCCGTTGGAAACAACTTCGACAAGCGCTATCCAACCCAAATGTTCGCGCGGAATCTGGCAATCAACTAGATGATCCCCAAGAATTAATTAAAATGGTTTTTGGTAAAGATTACGCAAGTGTTGCCAGTGTCGAACTTATGAAAGAGTTGACACAAAAAGAAAACCTTCCAATGATTTATCGCGATCAATTAAAAGAAACGGGTGGTCTTTTAACGTTTGAATTTTATATGGAAGACGGAAGAATTGTTTTTAAAAGTCTAGATCAAAAACAAGTTTTAATAAACATTCTAGAAAAGTTTGGTTACGATATTTATGATATCGAAAATCAAATGGAAGACATTGACGGAGTTTATATGCACGTAGAAAATTCCGGAAAAGCAATGTCGTTATCTTTTGGATCCATTGAAGAAAAGAATGCTTTCTTGCGAAGCTTGAGAACTCGAGCAACGGAACTAGTTGATGAAAAAATAAAACAAGAAATTAAATCGAACTTGGATTATCGCGAACGCCTTATTCAAAGAACAGGTGGCGTCCCTTATATTACGGACGATACCGTCTTTACATTTGACGGTGTTAAATTTATTCCAACATTCTTGGGTGTTGAAAGTACAGAAGATAATCCTTTTAAAGTTACATATGTAACATCTGTGTTTGACGCATTCAAAGGCGGGGAAATTAAACAAGGTAAGCTAGGTGGTTTATTAATTAAAGCTTATGCGATGTCTAGAGCTTTACCAGGTGCATCCATTGGTATCGATGCAAACTTGCAAAGAGATCATTTTATTTATGATGTCATTCGCACGATCGATGAATTCGCTAATAAAACAAGAGGTCAAGCAGAACAAACAGAAGAATCGTATAACAAACTTATTGTTTATTTAACCGATGAAGAAGTTCAAGCTTTTAAAGATAATGGCGATCTTTATGATATAACGCCAATTACAAAAAGAAAAGTTGCCGGAGAACAATTTAGACAATATGAAATTGCTCCAAAACTTGGGTTCCAAGAAAAAGCTTTAACCTATTTGCAAAACAATCCTAACAACGTACAACTTAAATACATTTTACCATTAGTCATGTATGACAAACCATCAAGCTATGAAGTGGCAATGGCCGATTATTTAAAACAAAATAATTTGGAAGATAGTACGAACAGAGCCGTTTCAAATGCAAGACGTTTGGAAAGAAATAGTTCTGGTGCGGATTTAATTATTTACGTAAACGAAAACGTTCGCTCCATTTATTCAGAAAACTTTATTAAAGAAATGTATGGAGCTCCATTTAACATTACATATAAAAGTTTTGTTAGTGACGATATTAAAAACGGCGAACAAGAAGTTATTGATGCTGTTAAAGGAAAAACCTTTGCAGAGATTATTGAATTAAATAACGATCCGAGATTCAAAAACAATATTTACTTTACGATGTTATATCGTCAATTGATCGGTGCAAAATTTTACACGGAAGAAATTTTGTTTGGAGAAAATAATACATTTGGTTTTAACTCTGATAACAAAAACCTCGCAGAACTTCTTGCAGATTCAACAATTAAAACAATGCTTGCTGATGGTCTAGAAGAAATCGAATCAGCAAACTTAGCAGACAAAGATGCAATCAAACAAAAAATTGTCAATCGAATTAATGATTTTATTAAAAATCAAAATAAACGAGAAAGACAAAAGGTCTATGTTTTAGAAAAAGATCCTGGATCTTTAGCAGACTTTAGCAAAAAAGAGACAGACAAAGTTACAAGTTACAATATTGAAAGCTTAGGCGTTAGAAACAACCTTAAAGGTACTATTAGTGTTGCAGACATTGATGATATCATCGATACGTTTAAAAACGACTATGAGTTTTATCGAGCGTCAAGTTATAAAGCAAACAACGAATTACAAGACCCAACCATTTCGAAATTGTTAGCAATTCTAGAAACATCTTCTTCAAGTGATAACAAATTAAATATCTTTGTGGAAGATTTATTTAGACTATCTCCAGAAGAGTTTAAAAAAATCAAAAACATTTTAGTTGCTGACGGAAGAATTGCAAAAGATTCAATTCAAAAGTTAGAAGAAAAATTTAAATCAATCGAAAAAAATAGTACGTATTATCGCCAAACGTTTGAAGAAAACTACAGAAAACCATATACGTATGAAAAATCATTTATTAAATTGCATAATACACCTTCTGCTTCAAGAACAAATGCAGTAGCCGTTGTTAAAGCAAACGATCCTTTAAGTAAATCTAACTTTAAAAAACAGATTCAAGAAGCAGCAAGCCGATCTAAAGCAGAACCTCAAATTGGAAAGAAACAAATCAAACTTTCTCTTGCTGATTTTGCAACAGACAATTTAATGAGATTATTTAAAAACATGCTCGAAGAAGATCTTTATAGTTCTTTCTCTGCGTCTCGTTTAATGAATAATTTAAGCCACGCCAAATTTTTAGGTGAATATGTTTATAACATTGCTGGTGTTAGCAAAGCCTTAAAAGATTTCATGGGTGAAAAAGATCCTTCGCTAACAACAAAAGACTATGTTAAAATTGCAATGTCTCTTTATAATCAAGCAAGCGGCGTGACATACGATCGTAGTTTCCCTGCTTTCTTTTTATACGACAAACAAACTGGCAAAGTTATTGGGATTGATGGCACTGGAAACAATAAGCAAGCTCTAGATAAAATTGGTTTTATTTACTTCAAAGATATCGAAAACGAAACCAGCGATCGTTATTGGATGTTTAACGTAGACAAGAATGCATTCAATGCTAGTGGTAGTGACTTGCGAGAAGGGTTTAGAGCATTAGAATTAAACCAAGAAAACAAAACCAAAGTTCGATCAATTATTTCAAACTACATTTTAAAAGAAGTTGGAGAACTTCAAGCATTGGAAAATGAAACGATGAAAGATAAAATTGCTCGTGTTCTTACAAGAAATCCAACGATCAAAGATAAAGCGGATTATATTCAAACTGTTTTAGAAACAAATCCTACAATTAAAAAACTTTTAGATCAATATACGCCGAGAGGTAAAAAGCAACTCATTAAAAATTTATTCTTAATGGGTGAAAACGTTCGTGTTGGTTCGCCAACAAACTCTTTGGCTTTACAAAGAAGTCTTAACAGTATCCGCTGGAGTGATCCCAGCTATAGAACGGATACAAGAAAACAAAATAATTTAATTAGAAACATTAATAACTTTGCTTACTTAATCAATCCGGAAGCAATTCCGTATAACTTTAATGTTGCAAAAAATATTGTGGAAAAGTTGTATAACGAAAAAACAAAAAATCAGATTGATTTTAACATAAACAAAAAAGCAAATCAAAGCAACGAAGATTATCGCAAGCGAATCGGTGAAATCTTTATAGAGATAAATGAAAACGGAACAACATCCGTCAAAGCACAAAACCAAATTAAAGCGTTGGCTTTAAAGTATGGTCCGTTACTTGGAGAAGAAAAAGTCGTTCAAGATATCTTTGCTCATTTTGTTTACAATAAAAACAATGGAGCAACATATAATTTCTTAATGTTAAACAACGATATCAATAATATTGTTGTTAAGTCTTTATCCACAGAAGACACAAAGATTATGAATGGACGATATGATTTTAGATCATTACTAAACCAAGAACTTTATTACGGTGACGTTGAAAGTTTAGATAATATGGTTTACGAAATGTCTTTAATTAAAACCAATCCAGTTACAGATCTTAAAGAAACATTGTTAAATCCCAACAACGCATTTGCAAACTCTGGCAAAAAGATTTTAATTCCCATGTTTTATAAAGGAAGATTCTTAAACAAAACGTTACTCAATGAATTGGTTCCGGGAAATCAACCATTAGAAATACAAATCAAAACATTAATGCCGGAATTCTATGACAAGTTTATTAAAGATAATAAAGAAGTTACATTAAGAAACTTAGAAAACTATTTCAAAAATATTGATAACGTTGTTAAAAATATTCCTGACTTTGAAAAACTCGGAAAGAAAGCAGTTCAAGATTACATTATTAAAGAGGCAGCAAGCTACGGATATACTAACGTTGGAAAAGAATTGCCTTTGTTAGTTTCTTTTAACGGAGCATCTTTTGACTTTGGTAGCAAAGACATTGATGGTATTTTAGTTAAGTCTGGTATTTTTAATACAAGAGAAAACATCTTTAACCAAAACCACTTAGACGTTTTGCAAGATATCATTAAAGAAAAAAGATTTATTTCTGAAACAATTTTTGAAGATCAACAAAAGAATAGTTTAAGTTTCTTAGCAGAAAGGTTTGGTGTCAAAGTTTTAGGCGCACACGATTCTATCGAAGACGTTAAAACGTTGGCGAAAGTTTTATTTGTCTTGGCGGATGATTTTAAAAATACAAATAGAATTACTTCTAACATTCTTGTTACGCTTGATGATATTCATAAAGCCGCAACCGGAAGAGAGATTGATCAAGAAACAACAATCCGTATTGGTGAAGGTGTTGAAAAAATAAAAGAAGAAGATATTGGTGACGAATCAACTTTAGAATTTGTTAAAGCATATCGAGATGCATTCGATCCAAAAAATACGTCGGCAATTGACGAAGCTATTGGGAAATCAATGAGCGTCATCAAAGATTATCTTGACTCTATTGAACGCGATGTTTATCGCAAGAAAGTTAATGAAATGATTAACGATGACTTGCGTAATAAAATTAAAGTTTACGAAAACATTCAAAAAAATACAAGTCGGTTTTTACCGCAAATGCTAGAATATTTCTTAGCTAAAAAATATCCAAACAAACCTTTAGATACAAATGTTTCTTCCTATGTTAAAAAAGGTATTGAATCAGAATCGGCTTCTGGTTATTTTACAGGAGATCTATTTAATTTATTTAAGTTTGCAATTGGAAGTGAATATGAAGAAACCGGAACAAGAGCAATTAGCCAATATAAATATGATGAATTCTTTTCGGTTGAAAGCGAAGAAGAGGCTTTTAACATTCTTGCAAAAGCTGTAAAAACAAACTGGGGAATTCAAGACATCTCGTATGAAGACTTCCAAAACAACAAAAAACTTTATTCAGGAAATATTATTCGTGATGCGTCTGAAAACTTTTTAGAAACAAGCTTTGTTGACGAAACCACTGGGGTGATAAGAACAGGAAAAGAATACTTGCAAGCCGTCAATGATAATGAAGTTTCAAGAAGAGAAGTTAACTCGTTTAGAAACGCACAAGAAACAATATTTGAAGATGTCTTTAAAGGATTGCCAGAGGATGTTGTCTTAAACATGTTAAACAAATCTGCCGAAGTTTATTTAAGAAACGTTAACTTAGATCAAAATAGTTTTGAAGAACGAGTTCGCTTAAGAGGTTTGTTTGGCAGCAACAAATTCTTAAACCAACTTAAGAGTGTCTTGAACAAATATAGTTTTGGTTCTAACTTTAGACGCTCTGAGTTTTATGATCGTGTAACTGCGACAGATCGTAATAGAGAATACAAACTTTATAACGAAAAGGGAGATGTTGTTTTAGAAAAACTTAAAGCAAACGAAATTGCAATGAGTGAAAAAACATATAAAGAACTTACAGGAATTTCTTATGAAGATTCGTTAAAAGTTTTTTATCCAGACGACACGGGCAAAAAGAGATATAGAAATATTCCCTTAAATATTATTCGTTATCCTCAAGATGGTATTGGAAGACAAGCCGTTTTAAATGTTCGCATCTTAGATAAAAGCGAAACAAAATATTTAAATAAACCTATTATGAACCTTGATGTTTTAAAAGCTTTCTTGTCTGGTGACGTTGATGGCGATAGTATTTCAATCTTACAACCAACCAAAGGATCGGTGGCTTTTAATACCGCAATTTCAAAAAACTATAACTTAATATTCGATATTTTTGATCAAGGGTTTGATTCTTTATTGACTCAAGAAAAAAATATTTTATCAGGATCACTTTCTGAAACACAAAAAGTTGTTCTTGATTTTGAAACGCAAAGAAACTTTGCATCACAGTTTATTGTTGCCGACCTTGATAACTTAAACAAAAATACTATTAACTATGAAACACTTAGAACTCAAAGAAAAGATTATTTAAAAAACCTTTTAAGAGAAGATGCCAACAAGTTTAGTGACAAAGATCTCGATGACATCTTAGATCAAATTTGGATTAAGCAATATGATATCACTGAATTCGCAAAGTCTGTTGGGGAATCCCCGTTTACATATGTTTCGTTAAATATTTTTGCTTCAGATATTGAAATTAATAGAAATGCCTTTTTACTTTTAAATGCTGCAAAAATTTTCAACTTCGAAAAACAAGCTGCTGCTGACGTTTATTCTGGATATAAACAAAAACTTACAAACAAAATGTCTGAAAAAATTAATTCGCAAGATGGACGAGCGTTATTTAATTATGCAGCGTTTGATGTTTCAGAAGGAACGTTTAATATTATTTCTAGAAATATTGATGCAACAAAAGCAGCAATGTTAACTTCAATGGTTGCTCAAGCAGATAGTGTCAGAAGAATTATTGGTTCTGATATGTACAAATATATTGTTAACCTTGTTGCAAATGCAGAAACTGGAAATGACATTGTCTCGGCATTTCAATTAATGAACAAGTTTATTATGGAATCAGAAGACACTAAAGATAAATTTGCCTTTGGGTTAAACCAGTATAAAAACTTAGACAAAGATATTTTAGATTCAATTAAATCAGAAAACCTAGAAGTGTTAAAAGCATTTGGAATTTTAACTGGCGCTTTTGATGGTAAAAAAGAATTCGATTTGGAAAACATGACAATGCTTGATTTTAATTCCAAGATGGAAAGAATTTTTGCCGCAATTAAATCAAATAATCTTGGCAACTACTGGGCTTCAAGTAACAACTCAGCCAAAAGAAATTTAAACTTCCAATTAGAAATACAAAAGATTTTAGATTCGACAGAAAACAATTCAAGAAGTTACAAAGAAATGTATGATTCGGTTCACGATATTTATGACAAAGATAGTGATGGTTTTGTTTCCGACATGCACGTAAACGCAATGATTTTAATTAATCAAAATGTGTTTGGCGAAAACATTGAAGTTGATACACACAAGATTGTTCGTGGAAATAAAAAAACCTACGGCGCAGAAAGTATTTCGCTTTATAAATTGTACGGGGAAAAAGTAAACTTTGAAGATGCAAAAATTCTTTTGGGTCTGCAAGCACAAAACAGAAAAATATTAAAGTCGGATATCTTATTGGGCAATGGAAAAACAATTCCAGCCGGATCTAAAATCGAAAGCGTTATTAAAAATAAAGATGGCACGTTAAATGTTGTTTTCACTTACAAACGTGGATATGATGCTGATCTTAAGTTTACTGTTGCTGGAACAAAAAACTTTAAGAGCACATTGGGTGGAACTGTCAATGATAATTTAGAAAACGCCATTCGCGATTCTGGTGTTGAAGCAGACTTTGTCTTTTCACAAGATAGTTTTAAACAAAAGAATGCAACGCCTTTCTTTAACAAGATTCTAAAAAGTAGAATTGAAAAAGGTCTTGTTGAGTACTATCGTTTTGTAGATGGTAAGTTTGAAAAAGTAGACTCAATTAAAGATGCCGATGCTTGGATGATTAAACAATTACCAACAATGATCTCACAAGAATCTTTCTTCAGAAGAGATCTCAAAGAAAGATTTACTGATGACATTGCTATCTCAACTGGCAGAAGAAATTTAACCGGACCAATTATCACCAAAGATTATTTATTTGAAGTGGATGGAAATGAAATTAAATTCTCCGATAAAATTATTGAAGACGGTTACAAATCTTTTGAAACGTACAATCAACCAACATTATTAGAAAACAACGCAGCTTCATTGCACGCGTATATGTTAAACGTAATTAATATTAAGTACTCAAACTTAAGCGAAGCAGAAAAAACAAAACGATATAAAAATTTAACAAACTACAGCTCGTCTGAATTAATGGATTTATTTAGCAAAGAGTTTAAAATTCTTCATAAATCTGAGCCAGACTTCTTTGAACGGTTAAGCCCAATTGAAAAAATTCTTGTTAGCGATGAATTATATCAAATGTTTTTACAAGATGGCAACCCAAGGATTTTAACCAGTGTTGCTGATTTAGAATTCTCTTCAAAGACCGCAAGCTTTGCAAGAAAGAATGCACAAGAAAATAAAAAGCTTAGAAACTTTAGAACACAAGGTGGTTTAGCAAGAGATCTTACAACTTCTAAGTATGGCGAAAACATTGTTTTAAGCGAAGCATTTGGAAACATGGGAATGGTTGAATACTTACAATTCCTCATCAACAAAACAAACGAAGCATACGGTACAAACATTTACAACTTAAGCAGAAAAAACTTACAAGACTTAAGCATTAAAAAGATTTTAAACTTAGGACAAGGTGTTGGTGGATCCATTTCTGATAACTTCGGAACAATCAATTTGAATGACGCACTCCTTATTGACAACCCGCAAGTTATTGGCAAAGGATCGACAAGTCAAAAAACAGGAGAATATATTAAAAGTCCAGTTAACTCTGTTGAAAGCGGCGTCTTAAAACCATCTCTTTATTCTGAACAAGGGGCTCCGAGATTAACACAAGAAGATTATACAAACGAAGAATACTTAAACTATCGCTCCTTTGATTCTGAAACTGGGAAGTTTACAAGTAAAAACTATGGACCAGAATTAAATGTTGAATTAGGAAACGGTAATAAACGTTTGTTCAGATCTGAAGCTAGATTCTTGGCAAACATTATCGGAGCAACTGCTCGCGCTAAAAACAACTATGAAAGAGCGACATTGTTTGGATACAATCCAAGTATCTATCTTCCTTTCTCGTTAACAAATATTGCTGTTAACCCAAACGATCAACGCATTCAACTTGCTTATACGCCAGACTTTATTAATTCTGATTTAAAAAATGTTACGCAAGACTTAAGAAAAAAATTAAGTTCAGATCGTTTCTTGGATATTGTGAATGCTAAAGGCAAAACAATTAAAGACGCTTTAGGCAAAAACTTAATTAGCAAGGGATTTAGTGAAGCAAATGGAAAGGCGCTTGAATTACAAGAAAGAGAAGATATGCAAAGTGTTCTTAAAAGAGCTGCTATTTTTGGAGACGAAATTAGAAACACACAGCTCGACACACTTTTAAGAAACCTTAACCCCGAAGAAGACTTTGGTGATAGCTATGAAGCTCAATTCCAAAAGAGAATTGAATATCAAGAAAACATAGAAGCTTTAACCACACAATTTAAAGCCGATCTTTTAGCATCGGGTGGTATTAAAGTTGGAACAACACTTGATTTAGAAGTTGAACGTATGGTTAAAGATTACGCGACAAACCAAAAATTCTTTATGAAGAAATTTTCAAGACCTTTAGAAAACTTGGCAGATCTTGCCGAAAGATATGGAGCTTATCAAGAGTTGCAAAAATATGCCGCGTTAAAATATTATAATGTTGTTATTCCACAAATAGAAGCTGCGCTTGGCAAAGAAGGTATTTTAGAAAAAGACAAAGTTGAATTGACAATGCTTCTTAAAAACTACAAAGAAGAATATAGCGCAATACTTGGCAAATATAATACAGGCGAAGAGTTTGTTTCATTTTTTGAAAGAGCTTACGCTCCGTTAGTAAATTACTTCAACAGTGTTAACAAACAACTAGGCGAACAATTTAGAGCATACTCTATTGTAACCGATCAAGCTAGTGACATGTTGCTTTACTTAATCAAACCTAAAGTTAAAAAAGGTTTTGAAAAAGGAGAGCAAGTCTTAAGTAAAATTAGTATGTTCACCTATAACGATGAATCTTTATTTAAAGCTAAAGACTTAAGCGGACCCAATTATTTTGTAAACATGTTTGACAAAATTGCGATCTTAACTAAACAAGCCACAATTTATACCATGAGCCAAAAGATAAAACAATTAGGATTGACAGCAAACAAAGGCGTTATGGAATATGTTGAAGATTCTTTATTAAACATTTTGGAAATTGAAGCAAAGAAAATGGTTTTATTTAAAAAAGAAAATGCAGAAGAAGCTATGTATAATTACGAAAACTTTGTTAGCGACATTATGCGTTTTGTACCCGAAGATGAATTTGCTGCATACATGCAAATCAAAAAACAATTCATTAGCAAAAACACATTTGGCGAAAACTTATTATCTATTTACAAGAAGATTAACGAAACGTTACATAACAAGAATGTTCCGTCCAAAACGGAATTGGAAAATACTCTTCGAACAGCTGATAAAAAATCCAAAGAATGGGATGTCGCTTATAAGATGATGAAGCTTTATGAATTCAAAGAACAAACATTAATTATGTTAACAAATATGATTGATTCTAAAGATAGCGGAAACAAGAGTGTTCTTAATGGAATCTACGAAGGATTAAAGGTTTACGCAGAAAAGAATGGGCTCGAACTTACCGATCGATTTGGAAGATTATTGTCTGAAGACCCCACAAAATATAAAGCTTTATTTCCGGGATCTACCAACGAACTTAAACACTTAGTTAAGTTTAGTTATTTTGGTGGTGGCTTTGAAAAGAATATTGTGTTGGATGCACTTGGCGGAGAAGTATTTGTAACCAACAAATCACTCGCAAACTTTTTAGACAAAGAAGTTTTCACCACAAGAATGCCGAATAAAATTTTAGATTCTATTGCAAAATTAAACGGAATAACATCCAAACTAATCATGTCTAATCCTTTTAGATTTATCGATCGCCTTGTCGGATTTACGTTGTATGATGTTGCAACGTTAAGTTCTAGCGAACCAACGACAATGTTAAAAATTGGAAGAGCTATGAATGAAGTTAGTGCCATGTTACAAAGCAACTTTGCTGTGATTAGTCCAGAGATGCAAGAGTTCTTAAACGAAACCGGAATGGGTTTAGATAAAACAAAACTTACAGAAATCTTTGCAGATTATAATCCAGAAAAAAATACATCAAAACTTTTAGACAACGCTTACTTCAATGTTTTTGAAAAAGGCTTTGCTGCACAAAATATTGTTGGTCGTTATGCTTACTGGTTAGCAGTTAAAGAAAAATTTGACACAAACAAACCGGTTAACTACGGACCGAGCTATGACGTTCGAGAAGCAATTAAAAACTTAAGTGCGAAAAAAGATCCTGAAAGTGGAGAAATTATTGTCTCTGCATCTGGACGTAAAGCGGGTTACATGCTTTCCAATGTTCTTGGTTCACCTGGTGACTTCCCGATTATGGCTAAGAAACTAAGGGGCTTAGTTATGTTTAGTACGTTCCCATTAGCTGCTGCTCGCTTTGCTCGTAACATGCTTGGGTCTGCTTCTGTTGCTATAAAAGATTTAATGTTGCCAGAAAATAGATCAGACGCAGTGAGATGGTTAAGCGGAACTGCGTTAGGAACAGCCGGTCTCTTTGCTTTGCCATGGTTACTCTTTGAAATTTGGGGAACCTTGCTTGGATTAGAAGACGAAGAAAAAGAAAAATGGAAAGAAGAAGGCGGGATGCCAGAACTTTTCAGAACAATGTATACGGGGTCTCCGGTTATCAACCGCTTTAACACTTTTAACCAATATGCTTTGTTAGATTCAATGACGATCAAACCATTCAGAGATGCAATGGCTGAAGGTGGAACCTTTATGGACGGAGTCGGAAGATTCTTTTTGGACAACATTGCGGCTCGCGCTCCTGCTCCGGCCAAATTAATGGCGGAAACATTAGGTGGCGTTGATACATTTGGCGGAACCATTAGAGACGTTAGCGATCAATGGTCTATGTGGGAAAACTTCCAACGCAAACTTTTAGGTTATGTGATTGGGGGATCTGGTGCCAATGCGTTAACAACTTACTTAAACAAAGACGCTCAGTATGAAAACAATAACGTTATTGAAATGATTGGTATTGGTTTTGGTAAGGTTGTCGAAGCAGAAATGGGAAACACTGCAGCTTACAAATCTGAAATCAGAAATTATTATAAAGCAAATTCGTTAATTCAAACAGAACGATTTAAAGAATCCGAAGGTAGAGAATACTCTCAATCAAACTTTGATCTTGAGAAATACAATAGTCTTCGTTCCGAAATTGGAAGAGCTTTAAGAAGAAAAGCAAAGCCATCTGTTATCTATGGTATTATTGTTAATGCTTTAGAAAGTGGAGTTGGCATTCCCGAAGTTCGAAGTGCTTTAAGAAACAACAGTCTAGAATACAAACTTTCGACGATCCAAAACTTAGAAGGATTCCTTAGCCAATTAAGCGACAGCGAAGAAAAAACAATCCGGGATGCAATTGCTTACGAAAGACAAACGTATCCTTTCCTAGATGATTATGTTATGCAAGTCAATGACTTATATACTACAACTTACAATTACGAAAATACTCCAAGAAAAATATATATTCCAAGAGTATATACAAACAACAATCGTTACCCTGCAAGACTAGATACAAATGGTTACTTAAGAAATACAAGGTTCAATCCGTACTTTAGAATTCAAGACCCATACAAAGCGTATCGAGCTTCGTGGTACAACATTATGAACTTTGATGATGAGGAAAGATAATGCCTAGCACAATTACAGTAAGACCAAATTATAAACCACATCAAAAACAAATGCTTTTACATAACGCTCCTGTTAGTTATGAAGATCTTTGGATTATTTTATACGGCGGAGCGCGTGGTTCTGGAAAATCAGCCGGGGCTTTAGCAGATGCTTTTATGTTTGCTCAAACATATCCAGGCGCAAAGATCGGAATCTTTCGCGAAAGCTTAGACGCCGTTAAACAATCCTTCTTAGATAAGTTGCCAAACTTATTTCCACAATATGCGCAAGGAGTCCAGCTTTACGATTACAAAGAAAAGTCATCGAGCTGGTATCCTAGTAGGTCTATTGTATTTCCTAACGGAAGCTACATAACTCTACAACGTGTTGCATCTTATGCGGAAGCTAGAGAAAAACAAGGGTGGGAATTCCACTATCTTATTGTTGACGAGGTTACCAAGCACGAAGAACGTACGATTGACTATATGTTAACGATGGTTCGTTCCGCTACAGTTATGAATAAGTATACGGGCAAACCAATTAAGATTCCAACCAAAGTTGTCTTCGGGTGTAACCCTGGTGGTATTGGACACACATGGGTTAAAGAAAGATTTATCGATCCGACCGTTATTAAATACGACGAACACTTTACTCCGACGCAAACAAAAGATAAAGTTGAAGAAGTAATTAGTCCAAAAGATAATCATGTCATTAAAAGATATGTTCGTTTTATTCCTGCTTCTTATAAAGACAATCCATTCTTAAACGAATCCTATGTTGCTAACTTAATGGCATTGCCGGAACATCAAAAACAAATGGATATGTATGGTAATTGGAATGTTGTTGCTGGAAAAGTATTTGATTTGAAAGAAGAACAAAGACTAGAAGATCGTTTTGTCCAAAGAGATTTAAACGGATTGGAAGGACACTACGAAGTATATATTTCAATTGACTGGGGATTCCAGCCATCTTATCACTCCGCTTTATGGCACGCAGTTTTTCCTGATAAACGTATTGTTACGTTTAAAGAAATGTATGGGCAAAAATTAGTCTTTGAAGATTTTGTAAAAGAAATCGCAAAAGAGTCTGAAGGTATGGAAATTGTTGCAACATGTTTGCCTCATGATATGTTTAGACAAGGTGATCGTTATCGGGATGAAAAAGGAAGAGTAATCGGAGAAACAAAATCAGATGTTTTTGAAGCAGCTGGGTTAAGTCCTATATCAGTGGAATCAGGTAAAGGGAAAGTTCAAATGCGTTATGACAAAATACATTCCGCAATGAACTTAGTTAATTCAGATGGAGTTTATAAATTTAGAATTAGCAAGTCTTGCGAAAACTTAATTGACGAATTAGACAAAGCTGTTTATGACGATGTTGATCCAACACAACTAGCAAGAGCAAGTAAAGACCATGCTCTCGATGCGTACGGTTTGTTTTTAATATACTACTCAGATGATATTGAACCTTTAGGAATAGAATCAATTTATATGCAGCCTAAAAAATCTTATTTACAAATGTTGCTAGAAGAAGACGAAAGACAATTAGAAGAACAAGAAGAAGAAGAAATGCAGATGAGTGTTGATAACATGTTCGATTTATAATATAATAAATAAAAAGGAGAACATTTATCAATGTTTAAAATTAAACCAGCAACAGAAGTAGCAGCAAGAAAAGTAGCAGTCATTGTAGGTTCACCAGATTACACTTATCCAGACTTAGTTTTTACAACAGAGTTTAGTAGAGATTTGATTATGACAATGAACTCAGTTGTATTAAGAACTGCTTTGTTAAACAGTGTCGAGCTTTTAGAAAAATATTTAAAAATTAAAGTAATTGATTTAAATAAAAAACAAGAAGAACCTAAAAAAGAAAAAACAAAAATAAAGAAAGATCCAAAGAAACCAGTTGAGCCGGGTGAAGTAGAATGGAAATGATTATCTTAACAATTAGTATTGTTGCTTTAGCAATCACCTCGATAATCGCCCTTTCTATAGTAATATATAACCAGATGTTAATGGTCAACGAAGTTAACAAAAGACTTCTTCTTTTAGCCAAAGAGTCTCAAGAAAAAGAAAGACTTACTATGGCAGAGTTAGAATCTTGGATTCGAAGCAGTGGTTCTCCGGAAGCACCGTTACCAAAGACACCTGAACAAACAAATGAAGAACCTTTTGACCCTTATAAGTATTCAGAAGAAGTTCAACAAAACGAAAACGATCTATAGTGAGGAGGGTTTTCTGTGATTAAAAAGACCCGATCTATTCCAACCTACATCCGAAACTTTGTCGACGATAGTACTACACACCTTCGTCCTTTTGTTGCTCAAGGTAAATATAACAACGAATTTATCAAAGGAAGACAAAATAAAAAGATTAACAATCGCACTCTGACAATCGAAGATAAAAATGTTGATCCTTCTATTTACACGGAAAAGAAAATTTTTAATCGCATCTTGCCAATTTATTTAACCCGCTATGGAATCCTTACGGCAAACATGCCAGTGCCGGGATTAAAGCCTATTAGTAACTCAGCAAAAGAAGTTGAAGATTCTAGAAAGGTAAATTCATTTTTGCTTTCTTTTATTTCTTCAACAAACTTTAAAGATAAATATAACTTAGCTGTTAAACATGCAGATGTATATGGTTTAGAATGGTTTAAAACTGGAATTGATTGGTCAGATGGTGCAGAAATTGCTCAAGTTGAAATTGAAACTGGTAGTGGCGAAAAAGGCCAAATGAAAGTTAAAGAAGGAAAGGTTTTTGTTTTGCCTGTTCCTTTACACGAAATATTTATTAACAATTGGCACATTGAATCAATGGACGAAGTTAACGAACTTGTTCACCGTAGACCATTCCCATTAGAGTATATTAAAAAACGTTGGGGTTTCGATGCGCAGAAAGAAGACATTGAAGAGTTTAACTTACCAACGTATCCAAAATATTCTGACATTGGTTACTTGGCTAGCACAGATTTAGAATACGCATACATCTACGAGTATTATAAAAAGCCAGATGCTTTATATCCAAACGGTAGGTATATTATCGTTTGCAACGAAAAAGTGTTGTGGGATGACGTACTTCCGTTTGTCAATGATAAAGAAAACAAAAGAAAAATACCATTTGATTTTGTTGCTTTGCAAACCGTGCCGCACCATACTGTTGGTGTTACAGTATATCAACAAATTATTCCAATCCAAGAAACTTACAACGCAGTTAAAAACCGTTATCTCGAATATGTAAATCATATTGCCATTGGGCAAATGTATTATTGGGAAGGATCTTTGATTAACAAAAATAGTTTTTCTACTAAACCTGGTAAGCTTATTGGCTTAAAAAGAAACGCAAGACAACCTGTTCCTGTTATGAAAGATAAGCTTTCTGCGGAATTTATAAATTATCTAAGAACGTTAGAAGATGATATGCTTGTAGCAGCAGGATTGTCACAAATCACTGCATACGGTATGTCACGTGGGAACTTACGTACCGATGGTGTCGTTGATAAACTAACTGAATCCGATGAAAACAAATTAGTCAACGCACTGGATAACTTATCTGAAGCTTTAATTAAAGTCTTTAAGAAAGTTATTTATCTCGAGCAAGATCGCGAAAGGATTTTGCACGATCAACTTAAGGTTGCAAAAGTCGATAACTCGGCTTTTCAATATAGCTTGCAAGGCGTTTCTGCCGACACACTCACGATTGTAAACAAGGAATTCTTGATGCAAAGTGATCAAGTTGTTGACAAAAAAATGCAGCAAGCAATGGGGCTTGGTGTTTACGCACCTAACACAGGTATGTCTTACAAAGCTAAAATTGAGTTGCTTAATTCAATGAGAGCCAACTATCTTCAAGATACATTGGACCCAATGGAGAGAGCGACACACGATTTGGTAGATGAAGAAAACCTAACGATGCTTTATGGTACGGAAGTTCCCCAAGTGGAAGACTTCCATAACCATGGTCAGCATATTGCTGAGCATAACTTGTTTCGAATCTCTCCCGAAATTAGAAAGCTTAAGCAAGAAAATCCAAAGAAGTACGCAGCTTTAATGGATGCGCTAGCTATGCACATAGAGCAACATCAAAAGATGGCAGCGGAACAATCCATGAATTCCCCACAAAGCCAGGCGGGTTTACAAGAAGCCAAGAATGCATTAGCACAGCTCGACGAGGGCCAAGGTTAATAAAGCAAAACAGCTCTAGGGAGGTAAATTATGCCAACAGTCGAAGAATTAGAAGCCAAATTTGAGACCTTGAAAAAGGAACTCGAAAAGAGAGAGAAACAAGTAGCGGATCAAAATAGCTATATCACTAAGTTAGAAGCTAGTCGCGCTCAAGTGAGCAATGCGCAGCCTCAACCAAGTGCTCAAGCTGTAGATCCAACGGTTCAAAAATACATTGAACGAAAAATGCGAATCGATACAATCGAAGAAGCGGTATTAGAAATCAAACGTTTTTATCCGATTAAAGAATTCGAAGCAGTCTATCCAGACTTAATTGCATTCTTAGATAAAAACATGCGAAAAGAAAATACGACAGTTAACTTTGTAGTTGACGCGTTTGATCTCATGTATGGTCGTGCAGTTAAAAATAAAGATCACGCTTTACATCAAGTAGGCAAGGCTGGAGCTCCTACCAGTACACCTGAAACAAATAGTAGTGTGGTTGCAACGGCAAACGAACAAGCAATTAAAGCATTAGCGCCTACCATTTCACCACAAGACGGAACTAGTGGTACGCTACCAGATAATGGCCTACAGGTTAAAGATACCAAAGATGCTTTCGCTGCATTAAAAACAAAATTTAATAATGTAGGCAGAAATAAGTTCCAATAAATTAATGTTTCTTAGGAGGAAACAATCATGGCTTACACACCAAACGCTGTAACGTCCGGTCTTTCAATGGACTTGGCCTTTAGCAGCAAAAACGTAATTGAAGACTTCTTAAAACTCGAATATCAAGAAGGTCTTCGCAACGAATTCTCAGTCATGGAAGCTTTAATCAACAAGCTTTCCAAAGACACAATCTCCGGTAAGAAAAAGTATAAAGCATTTGCTTTAGGTATTACCGATAACGTTCGCGCGATGGGAGCATCTGCGGATCGTTACGAATTAGGTTTCGATCAATTTTTCAACAAAGGTGTTGAAACGGTTGAAGCTGAATTCGACACCGTCAAATTAATGGCCACCTTTGCCGTTACTGACGAAGCAATCTTAAAAGGTACAGGCGACGGTTCGCTCTTAGATGTTGTTAAAGACTCTCTCGACCGTATGCAAATGAATATCAAACACACTCTCCAACGTTTCACGTATGGTGGTGCAAGTGGTATTATCGGTGGAATTACGCAAGAAATTTCTACTGGTGTCTTCATGTCTTTCCAAGACTTAGTTGGTGCTGGTGCACGTCCTAACTACGCTCGTGGTTCGGAACACAACGAATTCTACACAGGTTCGGGTGTTAAAATTTTCCGTTTCAAAATGGCAAACTCGCACTCCGTGCTTCCTGGTATGGGATTAATGATCGAACAATTAGCTGTTCGTCCTGCCACCCCATACGCTGCTGGTATTGCAAATGCTAAAGATACCCGTTGGATCGGACGTATCTGGCAAAAATCCAATGCTGGTATCCACGATGAAGTGGTTATCTTTATTGCCGAAAAAGTCATCGAACGAACTGTTTCGTTCCCAGAAGCCGCAACTGAACCTACGCTTGGTTCTTGGGCTAACGTTGTTACCCCGGCTAGCGTTACCGCTGTCTTAGGTGGTATCAAAGTCTACTCCCGTCAAATCGTTGATGATGGCGCCGTCCAACCGGAATACCATGGTTTACATGATATCTTAGTTGAAAACGACACTGTCTTATTCGGCGTTGATCGAAGCCTTTATAGCTCGCTTCAAAACACCCAACTCGATTTAGGTGGAACCCAATATCTCACGGAAGAAATTCTCCGCGATATGTCGGATCACATTATGTTAACTTCGCCAGAAGCTACCGGTATTAACCTTGTTGCTTCTACTCACCGTATTATTTCTTCGGTTGAACGTGCATTGTACCAATTCAAACAATACTCGTTAGATACCGCTGGTACTGGTTTCCAATTAGGTGGACGTGCTGATATCAAGTTTGATAACTTTACCTTAGTCAAAGATAAGTATGCTCGCGATAACAATGTCTACATGTTAGACACTGCTAAAGTCGGAGAACTTGTCCGTCGTGACTTCACCTGGATTACCAATGGTGAAAAAGAAGGCGTGTTACAACGCCGTCCTGGTACCGAACTTTATGAAGGTATCATGAACAAGTATGCTGATATGTATCTCGATGCATGGAGAGCTCACGCAATCATCTTGAACGCGAAGACCCCAGGCGTTGGTGAAAATGTCACATGGGATCAAGGTACTGTCAAAGTTGCCAATACCGCTGCTAACCCATTATTCACTGTTGAAGTTGTTGAATAATAACTAAACCTGAATAACACTAAAGCTCGCTAGATAATAGCGGGCTTTTTTGTTATAATTGTTTTATGAATTATAAACAAGTGATTCGTTATCAAACAGAACTTAGATACTTTAACAAAAACAAGATATCTGACCGTATGTTAGAATTAACTAACGGAGATATTTTTATTGCATATAACGTAATAAAAGGAAGTTATGAACTTCATTCCGTTGAAAACTTTAAGATCAATTGTATTTCGTTAAATGTTTCTTTAGAAAAAGAAATGTTAAATGGATTTCTTGTTAATGATTTTAAAGCAAACAACTTGAAAAAGTTTATGTATGAAGTACAAGACAAGAGAGAAAAAATAAATTACCGATTAGAAGAAGCAGAAGAAAAACGATTGAATGAAAACTCTGCTTTAAAAATCGTTGAAAGGACCATTGGTACCAAAGTATGAAATTAAAAGAATTATATGAACGCGTTGTGGAAACCACAGGACTAGATGTTGTTACCTTGGGTTCTTTACAGACTGCTGTTTCGAACTGCATGGCAGATTTAACATCAAGGGGTTATCGTTTATTTAAGGAAATAACTCTAACTTCTTTAGCATCCGAAGATATCATTACAAATGAAGTTGGGTTTTTAGAAATTAAAATACCTGTTGCTCAAATCAGAAAAGTGTTATATACAAAAATTTTCTTGCCAGCGTTTGGCGTTGTTGCTAAAAGATATTCTTTGAGTAATCCAAATGTACAAAAAAATTATTACATGGGAAGATTTAGAACCTGGTTAGGTCCACATCGCGCCGTCTTCTTTATTAAAGATGATCGTTTAATTATCGAATGGGACTTAGAGCTCGGCGATCTTGTTGATTTTAAATTTGGATTTTATTCTAGACTTGTTGCTCCAACAATTTCAAATGTTTCCGATGAAGAAAATTTAGAAAACGTAGAGATTGATATCAGAGAAGAATTTGAAGACGCATTAGTGTTTTATGCAGCGTATTTTTATTATGGACGGTTTATGAAAGATACAGAAAAAGTACAAATGTATTTAAACCAATATAAATATTATGTAGAGGATATTACACACGAGCTTGCTTACGAAGATGAGTTCTTCGAAGAAGACGCTATTGTTCACGTAGAGGAATAACCATGCCAGCAAAAATACAAAAGTATCCTTTGTTGATGGTTGATGAACCAGTAACTTATAATTCTTTTTTTGGTGGAATGAATACAGACTTTGGAGACGAACAATTATTTCCAAACGAATTAAGAGATACACTAAACGTAGATTATAAATCTGGAACCATTGTTAAAAGACAAGGTGCAAAAGTTTTGTCAAGATTAAACTCTCCAGAAATATTAAAAAACATTCAAGGCATTTTTCTTTTCACATCAACGTCAAGTTACATTATTGTTGCAGCAGACGGCAAGCTTTATTACGGGCTTTATTCCGATAGCGGAACCATCGATTTAGAATTGTTACCTATTAAATTTTACAAAACAGAAATAGGATTAGTTCATAACCCATTAAACCTTACTAAAGGCTTGACACTTTACTCAAAAGGATTCGAACCACAAAACGGTTTTCACAATGGATTTGTTACAAAAGAAAACGATGATCTTGAATTTATCGGAGACTACTATGAATTAGAAGAAGGAATATATATTACGAACGATCAATACTTCTTTGCAGATAATGAGTATTACCGCTATATTAATGAAACAGAGACATATTTAATTTCTTACATTACGCCAGGAGTTAACACAGATTTTTGGGAAGATATTACATCCGGCATTGGAACTATTTACGAAGTGGATCCAAATACGATTAATACGTGGAATCCAAAAACAATTTATTATAACAAAGATATGATTGTAGAAAAAGATGGATCGTATTACATTTGCTTAAACTATCACATTGTTATTAATAACGTAGACATTACCATTGATAGTGACTTCGTCAAAGCATCTAGCGAAGTTGATTTTGAAATGCGCTTCCAAAACAAAAAGAAAATCGAAGGCGCAACATTCAACAATAAATTTTATTTAGCTACAGGTACGCGAATTGTTGAAATATATTCTGACGAAGGCGGAGAACTATTAGCTTATGTTATGCCGCCAAAACTTTTAAACGGTATTGTTCAAAATTCTATAGGGTTAAACTACCTATCGCCCTATCCAGAGTTTTGTTTGGATACAGAAACGAATCAAGCAATTACAAGCATTAGCGCTTTGGTTCCATTATATTTCAAAGTTAATGGTCAAAATAAATTTATTCTTAAACCCATTATGACTATTGCAGGTAACGAAGATATCTCTGAATATTATTTCAGATGGGAAAAATTAGTTAACAATCAATGGGTTGTCGTTACACGTTTCGAAGAAAACGTTTGGGCAACAGTAAATGAAGATGGAAGTCCTTCGGCAATTAAAATTGATTACTCGTATATTGTTGTAGATGATGCAGACAAATATAAATACCGAGTAAGCTTTGGAAAAAATTTTGAAATTCAAGCTAATCCGACAGAAACAGAAACCGTACAATATGTTTACGAAGAACTTATTGATGAAGAAAATAAAAAAATATTAGACTTTAAAGTTGATCGAGTTTCTGGTAATTACTTCGGACAAGCTTCTAGTGTAATTTATGATACGGGATTAGAAATTAATTCATTATTTAAAACAATTCAAAGCTGCAAAAAAATATTCAGTGATGGTAATAAGTTTTGTTTTTATGATGATGATTATAACTCTGGTGAATGGTTTAAAACGGTTATTGATAATCCAAACTACATTGGTTTACGTGGGGGTTTATCGTTTAAAACAAATAAAAACGAAGCACTTATTAAGGTTGTATACTTTGCTGGATTTATTATTTCTTTTGCGTACAGTAAAGGAGTCGGAGGATCGATTCATTTAATCCAAGGAAATGGTGATGATGTAGACTCTGATCAATTCTATTCTCCGTATCGAAGAAAAACAATTGCACCGTCTATTTCATCAGATAACCCGGATACAATTCAAGTTGCAGAAAATTTATTGTTCTTTAAATTTTTTGACACGCTTTATTTTATTCAAGCCCCTGAGTTAGATAAAGATCGCGTTGCTGTTTATTCAGCCAATGATAAAGTCAAAAAAAGTACAGATTACTTTGATGCGCCTTGGGAAGATAATAACTGTGTATCAGAAGTTACCGGAGATTACTACGCTTTAATGTGGCCAGAAAAAAACATCTTAGAAGAAGATCAAGTCATTCAAGTAAGGCCAGCCATGAAGCTAAAGCTTTATTACAAAATGTATCAAAACTTTAATAACAAAATTTATTTCTCTTGGCTAAGAGACGAGTCTCCATTATTTAACGCAAGACATTTGTTTTACTTAAACAATAATCCAGTTTATTTATTTAACGACAATCTTGTTACATTAAATGCCGGGATTTACACAGACTTCGATAAAGTATACGAATGTAGAATACGATTAAAATCAACTGATCTTGAAAAACCAAAAATGTTTAAACTTCTTGATAACGTTACCTTGTTCTATAATAGGAATCATAAGTCAGACGTAGATATCGAAGTTGTTGGTTATAACGAAGCCGGTCATAAAATTATCGAGTGGAACAATGTTAAACTTTCGCAAGACTTAAGAACATTAAGTGTTGGAGATATTTTTAATAAAGAAAAAATTAAAATAGATAGTCCGTCCATCGATAGTAAGGTTATTAATACTTCTTATAAATTCCCTTTCTTGCTTGTAGATATTGTTATCTCTAGCAAATCTGAAAAAGATTTTTCTTTTTCAAGCATTACATTTAATTATTCTACGGTAGATATTCCCGATCAAAATCCGTACCAATTGTATTCAAGTATAAACAGAATTAAAGACGATATGACACCGTTAAGTGTTGACGCTTTAAAAGAGTAGTCTTGTGATATTATAAGCAGAGAGGAAACAATAATGGCAATCTCAAAATTTAAATTCGGACAAGAAATTACAAGCGCCAAACTTAACGAAATCGTTACGTTTTTAAATACACTCGAAGCGCTTTATTACAATACTAAAAACTGGAATGATACAGTAGATTCTAAAGTTTTATCTTTTCAAAATAAACTTGATGAAATTAGACAAGAAATTTCTGGGCTGCTAGAATCTGCCGTTCCACTACAAACTTTAACGAGTACCTTTTTAAATTTAAAAGCTGCATATGAATCTTTAGTAGCAGAAGATGTTAATGCTTTTTTAACAACCATTTTTACTAATCCGAATACAGTAACAGTTGATCCAATAACTAATGAAATTTTAGTTGGCGGTGTTTCAACTGGTATTACGATTTCAGACTTTACAACAATTGTTGGACCAAAAGGAGACACAGGGCCTGCCGGTTCATCTGGTATTAATGGGCAAGATGGAAACCAAATCCTAAGTGGAACGACCAATCCCAGCACTTTGCTTGGAGAAGACGATGATTTTTATTTAAATACAACAACGTTAGATATGTTTAAAAAGATTGCTGGAGTATGGATACTGCAAGCAAATTTAAAAGGTGAAGATGGCGTTGCTGGTGAACAAGGAGCAACAACACTTATTGCTTTTCGATACAAAAGCGAAGGTGAATATACTTTATTACCTAACGACGCAACTAAATTTTTAGAATTCAAAACATATTTAAATACGGACACACAAGAAGTGATCGATGCTAAGCCATGGGTGCAATTAAGAATTAGAGGAAACGAATGGTATCCTCAAGTTACAACGCTAGAAAATGGAAATATCATTTTGCAATGGACCAAAGATGGTCCTTTGGAAATTCCAAGTGTAAATTTAAAAGGGCCACAAGGCGAAAGGGGTCCTAAAGGTGACAAAGGTGATAGTGGTGAAACGTTCACCATCCTTGGTATATATGCTACACTAACCGCTTTGGAAACTGCAATTCCTGCTGGTGCAGAAGGTGATGCATATGCTGTTGGAAATGCGACAGATGGTTACGAAATTTATATTTGGAACACGGTTGCAAGTCCGGCGGAATGGTCTTCTATTGGTAATTTACAACAACCAGTTCTTGAAGGATTTAGTCCTACATTTAACGCAACAGTAACTACATTGAGCGAAGGAAGTAGTGCAACAGTTACTTTAACATACGATAGCGTTGATGAAGAATATGATTTTGCATTTGGAATCCCACGGGGAAATACCGGAACAAGAGGTTCTCGAATTTTTTTAATTGATGAAGGCGAAAGCGAACCAACCATTGCAACATGGGAGGGGACAACATTAATTTTAGGTGACACTTTTATTAACACTAATGATGGATTTATTAAACGTGTTGCACAAATTACACCATCGTTTATTCTCGAAGAAGTTTATCAATTGCCAATTGAAAATAGATTGGCTTATCGCCCTAAAGCTTTGGAATCAATTAACAAAGGCGACCTTATTCAGTATGTTGCGGTTTCTGGAGGACATAAACTTGTTGCAAAAGCAAGTCAAACAAGCAGAACTATTGGTAGTTATACGGTGCAAAGCTGCAATGATTATCCAGAATTAATTATGGGTGTTGCTGAAGAAAACGTTTCTGCAAACTCATTCTTTAATGTTCTTGATTGGGGGCAAATTAATAACGCAGATGAATTTAATAGTTACATAGATAGCTTTCCGGAAGGATCGATTTTATATTTTGATGCCGCTGGAAGTACGCCTGGCAGACTTACAAACGTTGAACCAACAGGCAACACACACGCAAGATTAATTGTTGCGGCTTGGATTGGCGGACCTCAAGACATTATGCAAGTAAGATTAGGTCACGCCATTGATGTAGCAGATGTCAAAGGATTGCAAACCGCGCTTGACGGAAAAGCAAATACGTCTCACACTCACCTAATTGCCGATGTAACTGGGTTGCAAACCGCACTGGATGGAAAGGCTTCTACAACACACGGACATTTGCAACTTTTGTTTAGTGCAATGCCGTTTGCAGTTAGCAACACTTCTCCTTATTCAACAGTAACATTAAGCTCAACTATCACAAGTGGAGATCGCTTGCTTATTATTTGGGGAAACACATCAACTGTTAAGTTTAGATCAGAAGTATTTTTAATTAACACTAGCTTAAACGATTACATTGCGGTGTTGGAAAAAACAGTAGACTATTTTCCTGGAGGAGATATTACTTGCAAACTTAGTATTCAAATGGGAACGAGCACAACAAGTGGTGCTTATACGGGAACACAAATTACGTTTAGAAATGGATTAACAGAAACTACAAGCGGAACTCAAACATCAGCAACGATGTATGTTTCTTCCGTATACAAGGTGGTATTATAATTATGACATATGTAGAAATTACAGTAACTTATCTTAGAAAAATAGACGAGCTAAAGGCAGAAGATTATAAAATTATCAAATGCATGGAAGCTCAGCTTACTGGGCAAGAAATGCCTTATGATTATATTGAGTTAATAGAAAAACGAAATGCAACCAGGTTGCAAATAGAAGAATTGCTTCAAAGAAAATTAGCATTAGAAGCAAGTGGAAAGGAAGAAGAAGATGTTGAAGCTTAGTAAAGATTTTGTTTTAACTTCTGCAGAAGAAACAATTAAAAGTTCTACTAGTTTTTTGAGATTGCGTTCTGAATTTGAAGGAGCATTCTTTGCTGTTGTTATTTTAAATAATCAAAGAATGATAACGGTTCCATTAGATAAAGAAGGAGAAATCTATAAAGGTAAACTTTTTGTAACCAAGCCTTTGTTACCATTTTTGCCTGGTGCAAAAGTTAAAGTAAACTTTGTTAACGAACAATTTTCAAAAGAAAGCACAAGCGTAGACTTAATCTTTGATATGGAAAAAGTGCAACTTGATATCAAAAAAGATTCTGACAAAGACATTCGTGATCTATTAGAAAAAGTTTTAAAGTTGGAAAGCGAACTCAAAACGTATGTTAAAAAGGGTGTGTTAAAAGACACAACCGTAATTAACAAAGAAGAAATAAAAGAAGGAATGATCCCTGTTGCTTTAAAGTCTGGAGAATTTGCAGCGGCTTATCCATTTGATAATGTTGTTAAAGTTATTAACGGCGTTGAAGCAAAAAACGAAGCCATTATCTTAAGCTTGCAAGATATACCGTTTGAAGAAAGTGGGAAAAATTCGAAAGAAGTTGTACAATTGTTGTTAGAAGCATCGCGTTCACAAAGCGAAGCTATCAAAAAACTTTTAGATCTTCAATTAAAAATGTTAAATGAAATTGAAGAACTAAAATTAAAATTAGCAAAGCACATTAATACAGCTTTGTTTTAAGGAGATCACATGGAATCAATACAAGAATTATTAGCTGGACTGTTCGGGGGCGATGTATCGTTCTTCAGTTCGCTTTGGGATATCATTCAAGGCATTGTTCTTATTGGAGGCGGCGTTGTTGCTTTGATCTATCGAAATAGAAGCACTGTTTCACAAGCGTTGGCTGCTTTAAAAACAAAAGAAGTAGATACATTAGCTGAAGAATTAAAATCAATTAAAACAACCAATGCCTATGTTGCTGACATCTTAGTAACACTTGCATTGTCTTCGCCAGTTATTGGAGAAAAAGCCAAACAACAAATTATTGCTTATGCAGAAGCGCTTAAAGAAGAAGCAAAAATTATTTTAGAACCAGTAACAGAACAAATCGTTAAGCTTGTTAAAGAAACAGAAGAGCCTCAAAAGGTTTTAGCACAAGAAATTGCGGCGATCGAACAAACATCTACTGAAATTAAAAAAGAAATTAAAGAAACGGGAGAAACGGTAAAAGATATTATTGAATCTATACCGTTATAAAAGCAATGGATAAAATAAAAAAATTCAAACGCCAAAGATTTTGGTTAAGAATGTTATTTGTGGCCATTGCATATGTTTTACCTTTTACAATCTTAGCGATCCGATTTGATTTCTTTCAATTTAAAGAAGCAGAAGTAAAAGTCAGCGGCGTTGTGTTGCTTATAGGCGTCCTGCTTCTTTTTCAATTTAGAAAAGAACTGCATACATGGATCGAAGGATGGGAGTTTAGTTTATTAAAAATTGTTTTGCTTGGGTTTGCCAAAGTATGGGCGTTTTTATTGGCCATTGGTATTATCACACTTGCAAAATATGGTTTAGAAAATATTGAATATATTGTTGGATGGTTATCGATTCCACAAATTGTAGCTTACTTAGCAGTCAAACCCTTTTCGGAGCAAGCAAACTATAATGTGCAACGAGAAATACGCAAGCTTGAAATTAAAGAAGCTTTACAAGAAGGAGCTAATGTGTTACCATCTAAGAAAAGGAAGGTATAACGCATGACAAAATTTTATAAACGTACTCAGTACATTGTTCTGTATGTAATCTCTTTAGTATTAATTGGGGTTACTTCTTTAATTGATAAAGATTCTGGAATTAACTTTGGTAATTTGCAAAGTTTAACTTGGTACGTCGATCAAATCATTACATCATTTGCAATTATTACAACGGTCATGGCAACCGTTTATTTAATTTCAGACAACTATAAAACAACAAATGAAGAATATCTAAAACTAGAAAACGATATTAAAGTCTTTGCTGATAACGAATACGTTCCGACTTTGTTTGCAAGATTTTTAGAATACATTAATCCAAAAAGAAAAAAATTACAACACGAATTTAACACCAAAAAAGCTTTGTACGCTTTAGATAAAAAAGTAAAAGATGAAGATCTTTATGTTTGGAACAATGGAACTACAGAAGAAAAAAGAAAAAACTTTTACTGCAGAAAAAGAATGAAATATGAAGAAAGACTTACAGAAGTATGGATGGTTAAAAATTTAAATTCTATTAACGTACCTTATGATAAGATTACTTCTTCGCTTGTATTAGGTGGATATTATTCATCGTCAGACAACAATTCTCCTAATGAATTTGTTACCAAATATACAGAAACAAAAGTTATTAAAGATAAATTTCCTGTATTAATTTTAGGTATTGCAATTACATCTTTTGCTTCGTCAATTATTGTTACGATTATTTTTGATGCATCAGCATTGTTATCCGTTGTTACAAAATTATTTGTTTTATTATTCCAAGTGTATAATAGTATCAAGTATGCGAATGACTGGAACATTCGAATCACTTTAAAAGATATAAGATTTAGAAAATCAATAACACAAGAATTTAAAGTCTGGTTAAAACAACAAATTCCAGTACAAGAAAACAAGGCGGTAATAACAAATGACTGAAGAAGAAATCTTGTTACTTCAAAAAGCGGCAGATAGCATTAAATATATGCCGTACATCTACAGAGAAATGCCATTGGTTGAAGGAGAATTTGATCCAAACGAACATTTTATCAAACACAAAGTTGGAGAATTAGATTTTAATTCTATTGTATTCTTTGTGCCGAGACAAGTTACTAGCAATGGTGCAGATACACAATACTTAATGTTGCTGGCTCCAGGACAAACGCTTTTAACCTCAGCTAAACCATACAAAATTATGTTAGAAGCACATAGCGCAATCACTGGTACACAAATTATTGAATGCAAAAAAGAACATTTATTCCCATACAGATTGTACATGTTAAGAATGTACAGTGAAACAGAAGTTATTATTATTAATTATCGTTTTGATAACTCACTATACGGAACAGAATTGAAATTTCAATCTGCTTTGTTCGGTACAACGCCAAGTGTAGGCGACGAAGAAACATCGGTCTTGCTTGTTAAAAAGAATGACTTCGATGCTTTAGTAGCTAGAGTTGAAGCCTTAGAAAATAAATTTATTACAGGCACGGAAAGCGCAACAGAAGCTTTAGATGGCGCTGCATCCGGTACTGTTTATTTAAAGGTCGACAACTATGGCAGCGAATAAGTTTAAAAACTCAAACATATACGGAGAAGTTACTAGCGTATTGATTGACGAAAACAAAGCTTTTATTACATTTGTGTTTGTTGCAAAAGATAGAATCGTTCCATCTAAATCCTTTAAGATATTTACTATTGAAAATAATGTATTAAAAGAAACTAACGGAGTTGTTTATTGGGTTAATAAAAAGAATATTGTTTACGGAGAACAACAAAACACATTAGAAGAAGTCAATGTTAACACGCGATACGAAGAAACAATTGAAATTGATATTAGCGATAATGGCTATGGGTTTATTGTTAGTGAACGATGGAAAAAAATATTAAGACTTGTTGTTGTTGATAACACCACAAACGAACAAGTGTGGATTAGCGAGAGGTTTGATTTGCTTTCTGAAAGAATTAACTTACCAGAAATTAATTATGTAGATATCAAAACATTTAGCACCGATCTTGGAAATGACGAATTCCTAGAAGAAGTTGAAACGAAAGTCTATTACCAATACAGTGACGAATATAATTACAAATTCATTAACGAAAGCATTCGTTATAAATTAAAAATACTGGATGCATTTACTAAGAAAGAAATTGCGGCAGTTGTTTTAAAAGAAAACGGAAGCGAAGATCTTAGTAGCAAGCTAGGTATTTTGTTTTACAAATTTTCTGGATTAAAACTAAGCGCCCCTGTTATTATGGTTGTTGATATTATTGCGCCAAGTGGGTTAAGCCTTTTGAAATACCGAAAAGGCTTTGTCCCAATTAAACCAAAAAATAAATTCTTTGTAAAAGAAAATGGAATTGTTCGAGAAGTTCAAGTTATTTATGTTAACAGCATAAGTTCAGAAAACACTGTTAACAACGACAAATTTTACTACAACGAAATAGGAGCTTATATTTCTAATTAATTTTACGTAAAAGTGTTGACATCTTTCTATTATAATGTATACTATTAATTAGAAAGAGAGGTGGTTCAATGAGAATCTACGCTAAAAAAGTTGAAGCAGACGGATATAAGTTTGATTCCGAAATGGAATACTTATACTATTGTGAGTTAAAAACACGGATGGAAAAAGGTGAGATCAAAGATCTTATCATTCATCCTGTTTTCCAACTCCAACCAGCGTTTACTAAAAATGGTAAACAATGGAAGGCAATGAATTACGAGGCAGACTTTCAATTCTATGACAATGTTACGCGTTCATTACGTATTGTTGATGTAAAAGGCATGATGCTTCCTGAGTTTGAAATGCATCGTAAGTTATTCGAATACAAATACTCACACTACGAATTAGAGGTTCTAAAATATTCTAAGACAACCGGTTGGGTTAAGATAGAAGACTATGCCAAAGCAATGAGAACTCGAAGACAAATCATTCGGCAAGAAAGAGCTGAGTATAAAAAAAAGCTTGAACGAATTACTTGGCTTAATAAAAGAATTAAAGATCTAAAAGAGAGAGAATCTTTAACAACAAGCCAAGAAAGAATGTTGAAAGACTATCAAGATCAAATAGAAAGTTTGATGAAATGATTAAAATAGGAATTAGTTATCTTGAAGAGCTTGTTACTAAAATCAAAATATTAGAAAGAAAAAAAGATATCACAAAAAAAGAAGCTGAGGAATTAAAAAAACTAAGAAAGGAATTCGCGGAAACAATCACGCGAATGTAGGTAGAAAAAATGTATAACTCAACAAATTCAAAAGACGTTGCTATTTTAAAAAAGATAGCAGAAAAAAATAAAAATAGTAAAGGCAGAATTCAATGGGCAAATTGTAAAGACGAATTAAATTTGTTATTCGGAGAATCTTTGTCTGCACAAACTTGGTCTAAACGATATGAAAGATTAAACATTGTTTTTAGCGTTACGCCAATCCCCGCTGCAGAACCATTAGTGGAAAACAAAAGAGAGACTTTAATTGCCATGATCAAGAATCCAAAAACAATGGGAGAGCTAAGTTTAAAACTTGGATTAAATAAGTATGAAGTACTCGGGCTCATTAAAGAAATAGAGTCCGAAGGTATTTACACAGTCAACATTGGAACCATTGGAGGAGAGTATGTTTTTACATTAGAAAAAGCATTAGTCCCACAAAAGGTTGAATACAGCCACAGTATTGGTGACACTCGTACCTTTACTTTTATGGTTATTAGTGACAGTCACATGGGTAGCAAGAACGAGCAAGTTACTTTCTTACATTACTTGTATGACTTAGCACAAGAACGTGGTATTCATAATGTATATCACTGCGGTGATATTAGTGAAGGATTTAAAAAATCTCGTGATGATCACATTTATTCGCTACATGCCATTAGCTTTGATGACCAAGCGGATCACATTATCCGTAACTATCCTGAACGTGATGGCATTACCACATACTTCATTACTGGAAACCACGATCACTTCCATATTCAAAATGGTGGGGCTAACATTGGTAAACGTATTAGTGCTAGCCGACAAGACATGGTGTACTTAGGAATTAACACAGCTGTTATTAATCTTACGCATAACTGCAAGATGGAACTTTTCCATCCCCAAGATGGTAGCTCCTATGCAATGTCGTACTCAGGTCAAAAGTATCTCGATAGCTTGAGTGGCGGAGATAAGCCTCACATGTTATTTGTAGGACACCACCATAAGTACATCAGCATGTGGTACCGTAACGTCTGGTATTTTGAAGTTCCTTCAACGCACTTACAATCCGATTGGGAAAAAGGTAAACGTATTCGTAACGATAGTGGTGCTTTGATTGTGACCGTAACAGTGGATGAAGATGGTACACTGCTTGACTGCAACCATTCAATGATCCCGCACGTTAAACATATTAAGAATGATTGGATGCAATATGCGATCAAAGAATAATACATTCGTTTTAAACAAACGATTCCCAACTTATTTGTCACCAAGACTTAAACCCGTATACCACAATGAAATAGTCAAAGCTATGGTTGAACAATGTGGTGGCAGTCTGTTTTATAACGATGGGATTCCGGTAGGAATAGATATAGAAATCATAACTTTAGTAAGAAGAATGAATGCAAATGAAAAGCAAAATCAAAAAAATCATACAAGCTTTCCAGAAGTAAGTTCGGTTTTAAAAGAAGTTGTAGAAGCACTAAAAGGTGCAGCTTATGTTAGCAAGTCACAAGTTGCAGAAGTTTTTATAAGCAAAATACATGGCAACGAAGACAGAATAAAAATAACTGTTTATCGTTTATAGGAGGTATTCATGTTAAAAAAATTAATTGAAGAGCACTACGGAAATATTAATAAGTTTTGTGATCAACTCGACAAAGAAAAGTTATCACGTCAAACAGTCTATCGTTTGTTAACAAATAAACATCCAAACCCTACGTTAAATACGTTAATTCAGTTAGCAAAATATTTAAACATTAATTATATTATTTTGGTAGAACACTACAAAAAAATACTAGAAGGAGAAAACAATGAAACCATTTAGTAAACAAAAAAGAATTCGAATCTTTAGAAACACAGACAACAAACAAACTGAAGTTGACACAATTGAAGAAGCAATGTCAATTACTGGTTGCAATGCTAACTATATTCGTAGGTCAGCAACTAACCCATTACATTATTCAAATCGAGCAGATGACTGGCAACCCGTCACACTCGAAGGAAACCTTCGAACGAAAACACCAAAGCCTTTATTTCGCTTTGAATATATTGAGCCAGTACTCTTAACTGCTTGGCCTATGTTTGAAAGTGATATAACGCGCTTTGATTTTAAAAGCTATTACTCCGCTATTAAAACAATAAATTGTGCAGAGTCAACCTTTTATCTTCACAAACGCAATAATATGAAGTATATTATAGATAAAAATAAACGATTATGGAAAATCGAATGGAAGGAGGTGGAAGAATATGATAACAGTAACCAACCTAATTAGAGACTGGGCTCGTGAACGTCACTTAGAAAATGCAGATCCTAAAGTTCAATTAGTAAAACTAATGGAAGAGATCGGCGAATTAGCTGACGGCTTGTTAAAAGAAAACGAAGATAAAGTTGTTGACAGTATTGGCGATGCTTACGTTGTACTCACGATCTTGGCTATGCAACTTGGATTAACAATCGAAGAATGTATTGATTCGGCGTGGAATGAAATCAAAGATCGCCGCGGTAAAGTTGTTGACGGAGTCTTTGTAAAAGAAAGTGATTTGAAATAATTTGAAAAATAAAAAATATTTAATTTACAAAAGAACATGCACAGTAACAGGGCTATCTTACGTTGGCCTAACATCATCAACAAACGAAGAAGAAAGATGGAAACAACACGTCTACTCAGCAAGATCTTATGGTTTTAAATATAAATTAGACGAAGCGATAAGACTTTACGGTGATAAGTGTTGGAACGTTTCTATATTAGAAAAAAATTTAAATAGAAAAAAAGCTTTCGAAAAAGAAAAGTTTTATATAAAAAAAGAAAACACATATTACAATGGTTACAACTCGAACAAAGGTGGCTGGGGAGGAATAAATACAAAAGCACTTATTGCTGTAAAAGCAAACTCTAGCTTTTTAATAGAGAGACCAATAGAGTTTTACTCAACAACAGAGTGTAGTATTAAATTAAAAATAAACTGCGCTTTAGCAATTTCCAAAAAAGCTAAGTATAGAAAAAGTCTTGGGGGATATTATGTATTTAAAAGAAAAGATTTTGAAGAAAATAGTTTAATTAATTTAATTAACGAACGTGTAAAAGAATCAAAAAAAGGAAAATTTAAAATTAAAAAAGTTTTTAGATACATTGTTAAATTTAAAGACAATAACAAAATCTTTAAAATAGTGACTAATACAGAAGCAGTTAGAATTACAAAGTATAGCAGACAAGGTATAAGAGATCTCGTGGGAAAAAGAAACAACAAAAACTATAAAAAGATATTTATAAACGGAAGAGAAGTTTATTTAGAGTATAAAAAAATTTGTTTGTTATAGGAGGAAAATCATGGCAGATAAAGATATCAAACGATTTAGTTTTAGTAGATTCAAAACATATCAGAATTGTTCTCAAAAACATTACTATCAATACGAAGAACAAATTGAAACACCAGAAACAGAAACAACAATCCCTGGTAAGTTATTTCATGAAGCCATAGAATTGTTTTTAAAAGATGAAGATCCTAGCAAACCATTACAAGAGTTTGATGCGCTATGCAGACAAGGCAAACTTAATCTTGACCCTGGGTTATTGTCAGATGTTTTGACGCAGTACGTAGACTACTATAAAGAAGAAATAAAAAAAGAAAAGAATCTTATGATCGAAGAAACGATCGAGGAAAAGTTAGAAGACGATGATTACTTAATGCTTGTTGTTGATCAAGTGGTGGAAGAAAATAATTTTATTACCGTAAGAGATCACAAGACAACATTAAAACCACTTAAGTATACATGGGACGATGTCAATAACAACCAACAATTATTGTTATACGTACCTTACGTAGAAGACAAACTTGGTGTTAAAGTTAACGCAATTGAAATCGACGAGATCCGAATTGCTAGACTTGAAGCAGTGCCAATGAATCTTAATGGAAAACCTACCGTTGATAAAAAGAAATTAGAGCTCGTTACATTGCAAGCCTATCAAAATAAATTAGATGAACTCGGGTTAACTGGGTTACCAGAATACGCTTACATTATTGATTACTTAACCAAACGCGGTCATCCTTTATTTAAAAGAATTAGAATACAATTGCTGGATGGACACGCTGTTCGCACCAACCTGCAAGATATGTGGAACCTTTATAAAACAATGAAAGCGACCGAAGGTCCTTCGCGTAATAGGTCTATATTGTGCAACTACTGTCCATTCAAAGATATTTGTAATTTGGACATGAGCAATCCATCACAATCAGATCGACAAATCATAATTGATAAAATAAAAAGTAATAAATAATTTGCGAATAATAGTTGACATTTAATTAGATATCGTTTAATATAATATCAGGAGGAAAAAGAATGCGATGAAAACGTAGTTTTTTTATCGGAATAGTTGCCAATCATTGTTCGCTAATAGATATATACAGGAGGAAAACACATGAGTATATTATCAGAAAAAAGTAAGACGATTGCCGAAACATCCATTGACGGAGTGTTTGTAATTTATGGAGGACCAGGTACAGGTAAAACTGTTCTTGCGTCAACATTCCCAAAGACAAAAGAAAAGCCAATGCTTATCTTAGATATCTTAGAAGGTGGTACAGGTTCGATCTCAATGAACCAAGCAGAACATATTCAGGTTGTTGACATCAACGGCTTTTTAGAATTAAACTCTGTTTTAACTGACGTAGAGAATGGTTATACCATGGACGAACAAGGAAAGAAAGTTGACGTCGCATTCTCAACCATTGTATTTGATAGTGCTACGCAACTTGAATTCTTGATGAAGAAGTATCTTATGGAATCAAATCAAAAGGATACAATGAATTTAAATTTGTGGGGGCAAGCAAAGACAAGCCACGAACAAATCTGGAACCTTTCCAAATACTTGCACAAAAAAACTGGTGCATTAATTGTAATCATTGCTCACCAAAAAGAAGTTCAAGATGAAGAAAATAGTTCTTTTAATAAAGTAATTCCTTCATTAATGAATAGCGCTGCATACGCCTTATGTGCCAAAGCATCCTTTGTATGGTACACAAAAGTTGAAACGGAAAAAGTAATTGATGCAAAAACTAATGAAGTTAAAGATGAAATAAAATACTTTACTTACTTGGATGCACATCCGTACTTATTGACGAAAACTCGCAAACCACAAGAGATGACTGTACCTAACAAAGTACAAAACTTAACATTTGATAAGTTTAAAAAGAATGTCTTAGACAAAATGTCTGAACTAAAAGAACCAAAGAAAGAAGGTAAATAACCTATGGAACAAGGAAAAATTAAAGTCGAATTAATGTTAAAAACAGTATTAGCAAAAACAAATGAACTTATTGAAGCGTTGGATAAAATGAATCCAGCTGATGAAGGTTATGGGAGAGCATTAGAAAATTTAGCAAAGTCTTTCCAAATATTAAGTGGAGCAATTTTATCACAAAGAGAAGAAAAGAATGGAGGCAAATAGTATGCCATTAATTATTAACCAAGGTAAACAAGATACATCAAACGACAAAAAAACATATGCTCCAATTGTTCAACGCAACGCGTTAGTTCAAATTGTAGAAATTAAATTAGATGAAAACTTAGACAACACGCTAGTATTAAACATGCAAGTATTAGATGGAGAAAATAAAAATCGTTATGTTGTAGACCGAATCACATTTGATCCAACTTCTAAGCTTAGCTGGAAATATCGAAACGTTCGACGAGCAGTTGGTGTGCCATATTCTGAAACAGAATCAGCAAACATTGACGTTGAAGCAATCTTGTTAAACAAAGCAATGCGTGTTGATCTTGGAACAAAAGATGGTATTGATCGTCTTGGCAATGCAAAAACATATCAAACGATCAATTACAAACCATTAGCTCAAGTAGATGTTCCTGAAGTAAAAACAGAAAAGCCAAAATTAGTTGAAAAAGAAAACCCGTTGCTTAAACCACAAACCACAACAGCTGAAACTAACCAAGACGATTTTAATTGGTAGTTTATGGATGGCAACAAATTAAAGTTTGCTAGAACTGACGCCGGTCTTTCTCAAGAAGGACTGGCAAGGCTTTGTGGTATTAGCCGGGAAACAATAAGAAAGATTGAAACGAATAAGCTAAACCCATCAATAAGCATTTGTAGAAAAATCGCATCATCTCTAGGCAAGACAATCGATGATTTGTTTGGAGAATAGATTCGTTAAAAGAAAGGAGTAAAATGAACTTTAGGGAATTCAATAAACTAGTTAATCCACACGACGATGACATGTATGTTGCTTCTGTCTCTGGTAGGCAAGCAATTAAAACAAACGCATCAACAATCAAAACAATTTCTGACGATCCAAGTTTGGAAGTAATGTGGATTATTCCGGAAGGATATATAGTTATTGAGACCGAGCAAATCTCTATCTTAGAAATAATTCAAGCAAGATCTGAGCCCGTTATTGTCATACAAAGCGGAGAAAGAAATATAAAGATCATTGCTAAATCAAGCTTCACAAGATCGACAAAGCTAAACAAACTTGCTTGTGGTATTAATGCAGACACCATAGGCGCAGGCAAAAGTATATTACTACCATTCAAAGTTAAAGGTAGTAGCTCGGAAGCTTTAAAGAAAATAGATCTTGTATACGGACAAACAATTGGTATGCTACCTGATTGGTTAATGCCAATAAGAAAAATATCAAACTCAATTAATGATGGAATTAACTTACCGATAACCGGAAACCAACAAGTTGTGTTACTTGATATCCTGTCTAAAATGAAAGCAACTGGATTAAGCCAGTTAAAACAAGTTGAAGTTGTACGACTCGTAAATAAAGAATTCTGCACCACTCCACTTCAAGAATTTGAATTAGAGAATGTGCTGCAACTTAGCGAAGAACAATTAATAAAACAATTCTTCGATAAAGATAAGTTCTTTCACGATAGACTAGGCAACTATGTTATTAAAAATTGTTTTGTAAAAAGAGATGAGGTTAGCAAAGAGCTTTACTTCTATAACGAAAAGAAAAAAGTATATTCTACAGATGTAGATTACTTAATGGGTTACATGACAAAACTAATTCCAAGTTTAAAACATTACCAAAAAGAAGAAACATTAAAATACATTCAAGCATATCTATACGAAGAATCAGTAAAATTCAACAACAACCCTTACACGATTGTATTCAAGAATGGTGTACTAGATATAAATACAATGCACTTTGAACCAATGACTCCTGATCATAACGAGTCAATACAAATTAATTGTAACTATAATCCAAATGCACATTCTAAAATTGTAGATGAATATTTCGCAACGGCAACCAATAATAAAAAAGATATTGAAGAACTACTTTATGAAGCAATTGGATACTCAATGTTAAAAACAAATGAGTTACAAAAAGCGTTCTTATTAGTGGGTAGTGGTAGAAATGGCAAGTCGACTTTCTTAGATTTAATTAAAGAAGTCTTAGGAAAAGAAAACACAACCGCCATATCATTTAAAGATCTAGCAAATAACTTCAGAGCATCGGCAATGAATAATAAACTTGCATCATTAGCAGGTGACATTAGTGCACAACCGCTAACTGATAGCGATCTTGTCAAGTCAATTATTTCAGGTGATGAAATTATGGTTGAACAAAAATACAAAGACGCACAATCGAAATCAATGTTTGCAACGCTGTTCTTTGCCGCGAATAAAATGCCAAGAACACCTGATCAATCATTCGGATTCTATAGAAGATTAACAATTATACCGTTCGAAGCAAATTTAAACAATGTATCTCGTGTTGATGGGCTTGTATTTAAACAAAAGTTATTGTCGCAAGACTCGTTAGACTACGCAGCTTACCGAGCGGTAGTTGCTATCAATAAGTTACTAACTACGACCAAAGAATTTACAACACCAGAGGAAGTTGTAGCAATGATGGAACAATATAAGATTGATAACTCATCTGTATTATCTTGGTTCCACGAAAAACATTCAGCTCAAATTAGACACATTGAAAACATGAATGAAGCTGAAGCTTATTCTGATTACAAGATGTGGTGCACAAACTCATTGCGACATGCATTGAACCAAACAAATTTCTTGAACTCCGTTAAATTAGAAATAAATATTGAATTCAAGAAGAAATAGTTGTACGTTTAAAAAGATTTGCTATAATAAAAGAGTGAGGTTTACCTCGCCTCACTCACCTCCTTTCTTAGCAACCCTGAAATGGGTTGCAGAACCCACGATCTTTCCCTACCTTTCAGTCGTGGGTTTTTCTTTTGGTTAAAAATTTTAAAAAAAAGTATGCAATAAAAACATTTAAGATCCAAAAAGGAGTAATCGGTAGCATCATAAAAGTCCAAATGCTGCCAGCAATAATATAAGAACGACTATCTTTAAAAATAAAACCGTAAATTAAAGGTACTGCCCACGGTAAGGATGTAATCACATTTGCAATAAGCCATGAAATCCAACCTTCCTTGGTTAAAAATAATCCTTTTAATAATTCTTTAGCCTTCGTTATCGCTGTCTTCATATGCGTTCACGGACTCATAAGAAAAAACATAAGGTAATCCAGTATCCGGATTTACATTTAATGCGTTTGCATTTTGTTTAACAGCATTTAATTTTTCTTTTTCCAATTCAATTTCTTGATGAATAGAATCTAACTCTTGCTTAGCTTTAGCTTCTTCAGCTTCCTTTTGTTGATCATCAATTGTAATAATAATAGGCTCCTCTTTTGCTTTCAAAGGTGGCTGGGTTCCCATGTAAGCATTCTCGACTTGAATAGAAAACTTAACTTGACCAACTTGACCGTCATCCTTCTTAGCAATAGCAGCGCTAGCCTTACCAGACGCATCAATAATTGTCTTAGCTGCCGCTGCTGCAAGAGCTTCATCTTTCGTATTAGACATAATAAACATGAGCTTAGAGAGCGCAAGTTCTCTAGCTTCAGTTAACTCTGTCATGTATTTCTTATCTTTTTGAGCAGATAATTCTTCTAGTGTAGCTGCAACGTCAGGGTCAGAAGCCATACGATTTGCTAATAATTTAGGGTTACGAATGTTAGGATCAATAGCTTTCATGGCTTGTTCGCCAGTGTAGCCACCAAAAACAACAAGCTCAACAAATAACTTCTGCTGATCTGTTAAAATATTGTACTTACTATACTTAAGTTTTCCAGATTTTAAGATCTCTAAAAACTCTTGTTTATCTTGAATAACTAAAGGTTGAAAGATTCTTTCCACTTTTGACATATAACTAAGTATATCATACCCTTAAGAAATATAGTATAATTATTTAGGGAAGTACGGCACGCTGGTGCAACTATTAAATCGCGTTTGATATTGAAGCATCAGGACAGGGGTTCGACTCCCCTCTTCTCCACCACATGAGGGCAGCACTTCCAGGAAGCGTGAACATGGCCTTTAGTCTTGGCCCATGTAAGTGGTTTAAATTACCACCTGTCCTCGCCTGTAATATGATATACTTGGAATATGAATTTAAGTAATTATTTAGAGAAAAAAATAAAACGTATTGTCATGCGAAAAAAAAGAAAAAGAATTCGCACTCCAGAACAAATACTTAAATCAAACATTAAACAAGCTATACGACTTATTAAGACCGGAGAGTATAATGATAAAAGAAAAGATCACCGGATATTAATTGTATTAGCAGATAAGCACGGATACATTAATAGAAAAGATCTTAGCATTCTTAAGGAGATCTAGAATGAACGAAGAAGAAGAATTAAATCAACAAGATTCTAAACAAGAGTTTGACTCTGAGGTTTTAAACAAGCTTGTTGCCGTAGGTGAAAACCAAGAAGGTAATATTACAATCGAACCAGAAGATGGTATCGACCCTGAAACAAACAAACCTTTGTTTCAAGAAACTGACGAAAAAGCTAAATTAAAACCGGGCAAAATTAAAAAGAAACTCGGCAAGTATGCAGAAAAATTTATTTTTGATATGAAAAAAAATCCAGAAAAATATATGATTGATACTCCCATGGGTATGATGAATGTTGAAGATGCTATTAAAAAAGGTTATGACCCAGCAACTAAAGACTTTACCGATAAAGGAACGCAAGAAGCTTTCGAAGAATCTTTATCTGGGATATCCGAATCTTCTTTAGAAGCAATCAAAAGAATTACTTCTCCTGATGCAGTCGGTATGCCTCCAGCCCAAGCAGAAGCTATGGGTATTGAAGGGGATAATCCTATGGTAGCAGGAGCAACTTCGCAACCTGGAATGGAAGAAGAAATGCCGCAACAAGGTGCGCCAGATATTTTAGCAGCGTTAGGAGGAGGACAATAATATGGATAATCTTTTAGGCTTAGCTCAAAACAAACCTAACCAAGTTCAACCACCAAGAGGAGAAGAACCATTTGTCCAAGATACAGATGTAACAGAAAGTGTTCCAACGGGAACTCCTCCGGTTAC